AGTTTCTTCGATCACGGCCACTAAACGTGTGGCGGTGTCGGCCTTGCCAAGCCTACGGGAGTATACTAACAAATCCCATTGTGGACACACGCCAACCTAATGACGTGCATCCCTGGTATTATATGCCTACTACGTTAAGTATGCGGTAGTTGAGCTTTTTCGCTATAAGTCTAGCAATAGCCTCATCTCTCATACTCTTTCTCTCTGGAAATGGTAGATCAATGCCAAATCTTCTCTTGAGTTTCTTACGGAACTCATCCTTAGATCGATAATATCGTTTCTCAATGCTATACTCGCGGAGTACATACCTCCACTTATAGGCAACACACTCATTCATTTTCAGGTCAAGAAATGTATATTCATCTATTACCTTTACACTCTCTACCATCATTCGTTGAGCTGGTATACTCTTTTCAGGCGTCTTAAAGAGAGGCTTTCCATCGTCACCGTATGTTCCATATGTATGCCTTAGATCATATGTGTCGAGAATCTCTTTCAGTTCATAACGCTGTTTTACACAGTCATCAACAATGACAAATGATTTGCCAAATGTTTTTCTGACCTCAACAATTGTATCCCAACCGTCAGGGTCACTCAGGTCAATATACTTTAATACCTTACCGCTCGTAGACACGAACTTTACATCACTTCCATGGATTACCATGATTACATCTGTTTTCATAATAACAAGTTTTTAGTTAATGAATATTAGTAAATAATATGCGTTATTATGGTATGCGCATCCCACCATGGATTACAACTTAATTCCAGAGATAGCCGTCAGTGCAGCGAATGCCAGCACATTCGCCGTTCCACTTGTCGTAACAATCAGGACGACCATCGGTATACATGATGTCCAACGAAGCATCATGCTTCTCAAGCCACTCCTGCGTTTTTACTATGGTATGAGAATGCGCATAACGCTTAAACTCCTCCTTATCCTCTTTTGGATAATTACCAATGAAAATCGACTCTCCTGAGTTACGACGAGCTTCAAATTCTGCCCATGTCAGCTTCTCTCCCCTCGTTGTATACATATGATTTGCCCATGCCTTTGGGACTTATTTTGGCATCTGGCACGCCGATTAATATTTGTTGTTACTCCATTTTCAGGTACCACTGGTCCCCATAAGGCGAGGAAGCTTGATACCTTAAAGCCTCCTCGAGGCTCTCAAAACCACGTACATTTTCGGTTGTTACGAGTAAACTCTTATCCACCCTGAAGTAGAACTTAAATACTTTCCTTCCATACCTCAATGGGTTAACCATTGGGAGATGGAATTTCTTCCAGAAGTCTTTTCTTACATAGACCTCTGATGTGTAATGTCTAATGCCAGCTGCGCCAGCATTATATGACTCCCGCCTTATGGCGATGAAGTCATTTACTACTTCGATTGCGTCTATATAGGTCATGTTTCTATAACCTACATATTCTCCCTCAAGTGAGTCATCTTCGCTATATGACTCGTTGGGCAGTTTATCTACCCATACGACTCTTGTTTTTAGTTTATGGCCGTATTTATCATACGCCACTTCTTTAAAACAATTAATGTATTCTCTCAATGTTTTCATATGATTTTCCCATGCCCTTGGTTTATTTTGGTATCTGGCACACCTGTTAATGAATACTAATAAAAATGGCTATTCTGTTCCCAAGCGCCACCTCGGAGTCTTAGCTCAGTTATGTTGACTAATCTTCAATGAATAGACTGATGATACCAGCTAATACAGCTAGCCCATACAGTATCATGCAGACTGCCAACACTGTGGAGTTGCCTATCATCAACGCTACCATACAAGATAATGTAATGAATACAGCAACTCCACATACCATATTTTCGTACATGGTTATATAGTTATTATGTTTACGCACTGAACTTCTCTAGTGCGTCTAAGATCTCCTCAAAGAGATCTAGTTCGTAATCAACTGGATCCTCATGTGGATATTCTCTATGACATGTCATCTCTGGCCATTCCTTGTAAAGGTCAGCCACAGATCCATTCCACTCCACATAGCAGAATGGGTCTAAATCAGCCCACCAATCCTCGTTCTCATCACGAGAGAAGGCTAGATTGTCTCTGTGGCCACCAGAGTAATCTGGTGTCCTGATAATGGCACAGGATTTAAATCCCATTGCCTTTAGATCGTTAAATGTCTTAACGACTCCATTCATATGGTTTATTGCTATCATTTTATTCGCCCATGCCTTTGGGTCTTATTTGGGTATCAAGCACACCCATGAATATTATTCAATTACTATACTTACACGCGGTTGGTTATGAGAATATCATTCTCATAACGTTAGCTTCCTCAACACTGTAAGTAGATCTAGTGATGTGCTTGAACTGCACACCATTTATCATCAAAGGCTCACTACCAGAGATGACCCTACACACCAATCCCCAAAACTCACGCTCATTTGAGAATGCAATTCCCTTCAGGAATCGCTTCCCGTTAATGCTAACAATACCATTAACACAGTTTGTTGCCATTTTCTTTGCTGCCATTACATACTTTCGCATGGTGCACCACAGCCTCTGCACATCTACCGAGTTGTTAAATACTATGCAGTTACTCGGAATTACCGCATAGACTCTAAATGTCGAGATGAGTAATCTCCTTGACCTCGTTACTATAGGCTTTCGGTCGTTACGCCTAGTCTTTAGATTGCGTAGCATAACAATCTGAGACGACAGTCTCCTTCTCAGCTACTGTTCTTCACTGAGGAATGTGGCTCTGGTTTTGCACCTCATTTCTGTACGATCAGCACCAGTTCTGGTCTGATACGTCAGCCAATAAGGCACAAATCAGTGCCAAGTAATTAGTTAGTCTCTGAGTGAGTCCAAGTTGGTACACAAGGCTGTGCACCTTAGGACTCCCGGAGGGACTTCCCAATCTCCTTACCCACCGGGCCCGTTTCGCAGATAGTTTCAGCCACACACAAACTCTCTACATTTTCATGACCAGTGTACACCCATGTATAACCCATTCTCGTAACATCCATTTTAAGGCCCTTTTTCTGCGATTTAAGCGCATCACCCATATTCACCGGCACAACTTATCCACCATGGTACGATAAGACCTTAAATCAAAGAAAACAAGGTATACTGCAATAGGGGGGGCATCTAAGCTTAAGTACCGTACTATCCGGGGCGTTAAGAGAGGAAGAGAAGGAAGAGGAAGGGACAAATATACGTAGTATATTAGGGATAGTAATAGTAGTAATAGTAAGATATGCATATATATGCATATATACTATATTAAACTATATATATTATATTTATAATATACATATATGCGCGCACACGCGTTAAATATGTATATATACTAGTAACGGACCCATATATCCACCCTACAAAGATTGAAGATAAACTACATGAAGAACGTAACCTTTTATGGTGCTCCTTCGATCAAAATAGGCCAAACAGATGATGACTTTGAGATACTATACCATGAATTCAAGATCAAATGCTTAGAACTAGCTAGAGATCATCCAACATGGTATAATCAATATAGGCAGCCTAGTCTGGAGGAGTACAGAGAGAGATTAGATGATCTACAAAAAGTAGACCTGTATTTAACAGATTTCAGAGAGAATAAGCTAGAAAGAGAGCTATATAGACTATTAGACAGATATAAACCGTGTGTAGACTATGCATACAATCTCTTGCAAGACTTATTACCCTGTGACATTAAAGCTAAAGAGGATGCTTATATAGATAAACAGAAAAAGAAAGCCTCTTCGTGGAGATCCAGAAGGATAGACATGAAGAATGTATTAAAAACCTACACAACCTATAGATGGGCTGTTGTGGATGCAATAAAAGAAATTAACTTTAAAAACATTAAGTATGACTGAAGTAGACGCTAAAATGATTAAGATTATCAACGACAAGCTGCAGATGGAGTTCAGAGATAGACTGCTCGTAAAGCCATTGAAGCCAATTAAGGTTACAATCAAGCAGGAGGAGCCTGTATTTGACAAGGATGCAGATGGTAAGATAATCAAGGATGAGAACGGAGTCCCTACTTACTCTAAGACTGAGACAGTAGTAAAGAAGGTTGATTCCACATACAGAAAGGGCATTATCCTTAAGACACCATATAACCATGATGTAGAGAATGATAAGCAGATGCAGCTTAAGGTTGGTGATATAATCCTCTATCCAAATAGTAGCGCTATACCATTCGACCAGCTTAAGGATGCTGTATTTGTGAACCCATACAATGTGGTTGCTAGATATAACGAAGTAAAGAAGTAATATGAACGCAGTCATCTATACAGATGGTTCATGTAAAAGCAATCCTGGTAATGGAGGTTGGGCATTCTTGATGTCTATAGCTAATGGCAATATGCTACTATCCTATGGGGCTGTAGAGAATACAACAAACAACAGGATGGAAATGACTGCAGTGATAAACGGATTACTTAAAGCTCAATCATTGGGCTATAAGGATGTGACTATCATTACAGATTCCAAGTACGTAGAGAATACCATTAACAATGGATGGCTTGATAAGTGGATTGATTCTTCATTTGCAGGCAAGAAGAATATAGACCTATGGGTTAGATTATACGGATTGCTTTGCTCAATGAATGTAAAGATAAAATGGACCAAGGGTCACCATGAAGACCCATACAACATGTTGGTAGATCACTATGCATCCACCGTAGCTGGAACCAACATGGCAATAACAGAAAGCTTAATTAAAAGAGAATATGAAAAGAAATAACGTAGACGCAGCGTTGATTATTGAAGTATCTAAGCCTATCGCTTATGGACAGTATCAGTTTGAGAAGGGGGATAAGCTTACATATGATATGAATTCAAATCTGTTCATATACAGAAGTGAGTCATACTCAGAGGACGAGGATGGAACTGAAACTACTAGTATTATCGCTTTTGGCGTAGACCCAGATTTTGTTCTTGACAACGCAGATCACTTCACATGTCTGATTAAGAAGGGTATACTCGATAAGGTTGAAGATGACACTGAGGCTAGCCAGGAAGATACTAATAAACCAGAGGATAAGCCAGAGGTTGATACTGATAAGCCTGAGGATAGTGATACGCCAGATGAAGCTACATTCGATAAGACTGATTTTGATCTCATAATTGACCATGCAGATAAGCTTAATTACGATGAGCTTAAGGAGGAGATCGTTGGCATGATGACCACATTCCGCAGTACGCTTGAGTGTTACGATCTCTCATTAAGAAAGAGATTCCTTGGCAGAGGCTTTGACAATCAAGAGGGTTTCGAGGTTGAGAGACGTATAAATGATACGATAGCAAATCTTAGTTGGATATTGAGAGCGTTTCATGATGACAAAAAGAGAGCTATAGAAGGTGAGAAAAAGAGGGCTATCAACGATTGTTGCGGAGAAGCTTGCGATTCCGCGAGATAAGGTTGCAGAAGTAATAAAATTACATTCTGACTACATAAAGAGCATGGCATTAAGTGGGACCGAATTCAACATATCAGTAGGCCCACTTGGTCATCTCAGGAGAAAACCTAGTAAGTCTACAGATAGATTAAAGATATCTGAATACGATAGGTTATTCATTAGAAAACAAGATTACGAACGTTATAAGAAATTAAGCAATGAACGTAACACTGAAAAAGGTAATTGAGACGGCACAGAAGCCGGAGTTTGCAAAAGGTTCTAACGGTATTCTGTACTTTAGAGCTGAGCTGATTAATAGAGAGCAGATTGTCGATAAGACTGATGTTATAGATATCCACTCAGGATGGAAGGTTACAATACCAGAGGGTTACTATGGAATCCTTGCTCCATCTGTAGAGACAGCAGGTTCGTCATTGATCTCAGCTGTATCACCAATGATCGTTAGACCAGGTATTGAGACTGATATCTTTATCCCATTTAAGCTTACAACAAATGCAGCTCCTGCAATCATTAGAGCTCATGACGAGAAGGCTGACAAGGATTCAGAGAAGGCTGGTGGAATCTTTGCTGTCCTCTCTATAGTAAAGGCAGAGGATATTGAGCTTACATTTGATGAGCCTAAGACTGAGGCTAAGGATGATGCTGAGACTAGTGAAGCTCCAGCGGCAGAGGTTTTGGAGCCAGAGGTTGTAGAAACAGAGTCTAAGTAATATGATTCTTAAAGCTAAGATATTGCGAGAGGGGGCCAAGGAGCCCCTAATTGCAACCAAGGGAGCAGCTGGAGCTGATCTGTATGCAGTAAGTAGAACTATAGACTACAAGGAAGGACTTGTTAAGTACAAGACAGGATTGGCCGTAGAGATCCCAAAAGGATACGTAGGTCTCCTGTTCTCCAGAAGCTCAATATGCAAGAAGGGTCTCATTCAGTCAAACTGTGTCGGTGTTATAGATTCAGATTACAGAGGAGATATATCGGTAGTATACAGAATGACCGGATGGAAGGGCATCACAAGATACATGGCCAGCAAGCTTTTCTGGTTCTTGTTCAAAGACAACAAGGATGAGTTCTATCAGGTTGGAGAGAGGGTTGGTCAGTTAGTAATAGTTCCTATAGCTCAGGTATCTAAGATTAAGCTTGTAGATAAGCTTAGTGTTACAGAGAGAGGTACCGGAGGTTATGGATCAACAGGCAAGTAATGATATTCATACCATTTAACACACCATCGTCAAAGAACTCAAAGATCGCAACAAAGAATGGGGTGTTCCATTCCAAGACAGTCAAGAAGTATCTTACAGATCTTGGTATAATGGGATTCAATCCAGCAAAGAGGGAAGTAAAGTTCTATAAGAAGAAGTCATGCTTATTCCCTACTATGGATCTTAAAGAGATGTTTAGTTATGCAAAACCAGATGAGCCAATGGTAATTGGATTTCATTTCGTAAGAGGAACGAAGCATAAATTTGATTTCCATAACATGTGTCAGATAATACTTGATCTACTTATCGCTTTTGATGTAATAGAAGATGATGATATGGATCATGTAATACCAATGCCACTTAAGTATGACGGACGATGGTATTCTGTAGACAAAGAAAACCCTGGGGTTTGGGTCACAATAATGAACCCAAAGGAGATGCTACCAGATAAGTTTCTTCCTAAATTTTTCGGGGTTAATTAACAAACGATAACACATAACTACTATAAATGGTAGTTACAAGGTTTATGTACGAGTCCAAGATCTGGCAGCTGGGAGGATTTTTCACTTTTGTGTTTTGCCTCCCGGCCTCGTACTTTACTTAGAATATGAAGTTTTTTGATATACAGAATTTTAGTATAATACTTGACAATATAATCTACGGAATCCCAAAGGTTAAGCAAGTATACGATGAACTTAAAGATGATAAGATGTTCTTCAAATATGCATCATATGCAATTTACAAGACATACTTCAACTCACCGTATAAGGCTTACGATGAAGAGATTCGTGACAGCATGATCAAGAAGGATGTGTTCGGAGATGAGAACTTTAAGGTTGATCCTAAGTATGATCTTATAGATGAATTCAAGAGATTCTCATCAACACCATCAACCAGATTGCTTGATGCAGCTGAAGAGGGAGCAGAGTTTGTTATTAGTGAGTTTAAAGCTCTTAAGGACAAACGAGGAGAAGTAGATAGATCAGGTAAGCCTCTTGTTACAGCAGATGATGTTTTGAAGTGGATGGAGAAGATCGACAAAGCTTTAAAGACATTGGAGGCAGCAAGGGAAGCGGTTCAGAAGGAGCAGACAACATCAACGAAGAAAGTAAGAGGTAAATCTGAAATCGGAATGTATGAGCAGCCTGCTAGTTAGAATTTGTTTAACAATAATATATATTATGAAGAAGGTAAAACAGATTGGCTTTGAGCAGCCAAACAACAAGCAGGTTAAGAAGACCGCAGCAAAGAAGACTACAAAGAAGAAGGTTGGTAGACCTAAGAATGTAGTTGTTCAGGTACCAGAGAAGAAGAAGTCATTCTTCGAGAAGTTGTGCGAATTCTTTAAGAACATGCTAGGTTAATAATTACAAACTCATAATAAACCCGTGTCATTAAGTTGGCATGGGTTTGTCTGTTTTTAGACTATGGTTGAAAATAATACAGGTATTTCCACTGTAGATTTCAAGCGGAAATACAAGAATACCGACAAGTTTAGGCAGGCAGCTATATACTTTACAGAACACGGATATTACACAAGCGCTCCATATGGGAGCAGTGATTTCAAGAAGTATTGGGATGAAGAGACAGATAGGTGTGTCAATGGTTATACCGCTGAAGATGGTGATTACATATCAGGATACTTCTACTTCTACTTAAACTACTGTCCAATACAACGAAATGTAAATAAGATAACAACACTGCCTAACGGTGAGGTAATCGTAAAGAGAACTCAGGATTTGACGTTCCCAAACTTCTACGACTATGATGCATACTACTACTCAGCTATAGAAGAGGCTGAAGACTTAGGTAAGCATTTATGCGTACTGAAGAGTAGGCGTAAGGGTTATTCATACAAGGCTGCATCTATGGCCTGTAGAAACTTTTACTTCATACCTAACTCAAAGACGTATATATACGCCTCTAAGAAGGAATACCTTACTGGTGATGGTGTGTTGACCAAGGCATGGGATTACATGTCATTCATAGACGAACATACAGCTTGGGGAAAGAAAAGATCCATCAATAAGGAGCTTCATAGACGTGCAGGATTCTTTACTAAAGATCAATACGGAAATGAGGTTGAGGCTGGATTCAAATCTGAGATTATAGGCGTAACGCTTAATAATAACCCTGATGTAGTTCGTGGTAAGAAAGCTAAGCTTATATTATTTGAGGAGGCTGGATCATTCAAGGAGTTAGGTGCAGCATGGCAGATTGCTAGACCATCTGTAGAAGATGACGGTGTTGCATTTGGATTGATGATCGCTTATGGTACTGGAGGAGATAAAGACTCTAACTTTGCTACCCTTAAAGATATGTTCTATAAACCTGCAGCATATAACTGCTTAGGCTTTAAGAATATATGGGATGATGGAATAAGCGATAAACCATGTGGATTCTTTATACCGCAATCAACAAATATGGATATCGTTGATAGACATACCGGTAAGAGAATATACATGGATGAGGATGGTAATACATTCGACATTATATCAAGACAGAAGATCCTTGAGGATAGAGAAGCCCTTATATCTAAGTCAACATCACAAACTGCTGTAGATAGATATATTGCAGAAAGACCATTAACTCCTAGAGAAGCAATGCTTGATCTTAAGGGTAATATATTCCCTAAGAAGGACTTAATGGAGCATCTATCTAATATACGTACAAACAGTAAACTTCAGGCTAGCAAACAGGTTGGTGATCTAGTTAGAACTGAAACAGGACAGCTAGTATGGAGGCAGAAGAAGTTTGGTGATATACTTACATACGATATACCAGATGGCGAGGATAAGACTGGTTCTATAGTAATATGGGAACATCCAGATCCTGCAGCACCATTTGGATTATACATAGCAGGATGTGACCCATATGACCACGATGTATCACAAACTGGATCATTAGGATCATTCTTCATATATAAGCGCTTTAATAACATAGAATCATATTACGATATTATAGTTGCAGAATACACAGGAAGGCCGCCTACGGCAGAAGAGTATTACGAGAATTGTAGGAGACTTCTAGAGTATTACAATGCAAGACTGTTGTATGAGAACGAAAGAAAGGGATTGCATGTTTACTTCACACAGAAACATTGCGAACACCTACTTGTTGATACACCAGACATCGTAAATGATATCATACAAGATACCCACGTAAATAGGCGTAAGGGTATACACATGACTAAGTTTATTAAGGAGTATGGATTAGGCCTCATCAAGGAATGGTTAAACGAGGAGATAAGCCCTGGAGTTAAGAGGCTTACTACTATCCTATCAGAGCCATTACTTGAAGAGCTTATAGCTTATAACGATACAGGTAACTTTGACCGCGTTATAGCTTTCATAATGTGCTTAATACTTAGAGAGGATATGTATAACGTATCCGTAAAAGAAAGGAAGGAGGAAGGTAAGAAGGAGCAGTTCTTCGGATTCGACTTCTTTAAAGACAACACAGATAGTGTTGTACATGCCGATTTTATAAAAACTAATTTCTAATCATATGAGAGATTACATATATTCATCAATGCCACCACAAAAGCTTCCGCAGTCTAAGAAGACTAAGCAATGGAAGGAGGCGTGCGTTGATTACATATCGGGTATGTATGGCATAGATATGCAGGGTGCCAAGGATATGGCAACCAATTACGATCTCTACAATGGTGTATTCGACGAGAAAGATCTCAAGCATGTTACATCTCCATATGGTGTAGATGCTGGTTTTCCTGCTAGAATACAGAACTTCAATATAATCAGAAATAAGGTAAATGCATTGCTTGGTAATGAAGCCGGCAGACCTGATACTGTAAAGATATACAGAACAGGTGATGACGCAGCTGGTGAATACCAAGAGAAGCAAAGACAACTTCTTGAGGAGTATGTAATGCAATTATTCTTATCTAAGCTTAGCCCAGAGCAGCAAGCGCAGTTTCAGCAGCAGTTACAATCTGGTGAGATTATGCCACCTGATGCTATAGCTAAATACATGAAGAATGATTATAAGGATGTAGCAGAAACAGTTGCATATGCAACATACAATTACCTCAAAGAAAAGAACAATACAAAGCATGAGTTCCATAAGGGTTTTAAGGATGCTCTTATAGCTGCTAGAGAAATATACTATACTGGTATAATCAATGGTGAGCCTGTATTGGAGCGAGTAAATCCATTATACATATCATTCGATCAGTCACCAGATCTCGAGTTCATCGAGGATGGATCATGGGCTGTAAGAAAGATGCGTATGACTCCTGCTGAGATATATGATAGAATGTATGATAAGCTTAAGCCATCTGACCTGGATAAGATACTTAGACTAGCAAATGATGGTTATGATAAGTTTAATACATTAGCTAAGGATCCAACAGATATCAACTGGACACAGGTATTCGGAGACTTCGATGAATATACAAACTCTGGTTGTCTTGATGTATTCCACGTTACATGGAAGTCATTCAAGAAGGTTGGTTTCTTAACATACCTTGATGAAGCTGGACAGCCTCAAGAGACTATAGTGTCAGAGGATTATGCAGTTACAGGTCAGGAATTGGCATTAGACTGGGACTGGATAATAGAGGTATGGGAAGGATATAAGATTGGTGCTGATATGTATTGTGGCATCCAGCCATTGCAATACCAGCATGTATCTATAGATAACCCTAACTCACAGAAGCTTCCGTATACTGGAGTTATATACTCAAATACTAACAGTAATCCTAAATCTATAGTATCAATACTTAAGCCATTACAATACTTATATATAATCATATGGTATCGTATAGAGCTTGCATTAGCAAGAGATAAGGGCCAGGTGTTGAATATGGATATAACTCAGATACCTAAACAGATAGGTAGAGAGGCATGGATCCACTACTTATCATCTCTTGGTGTAAACTTCTTCAATCCATATGAGGAAGGCGAGGATGTACATAGAGGTGGCCATGCAGCTGCATATAATCAGTTTAGCGTAGCTAACCTTTCATTCACAAATACTGTAGGATCATATATACAGTTACTACAGGAGATAGAAAGACTTGCAGCTACTATTACAGGTATTACACCACAGGCTGAGGGTATGATACAAAATAGAGAGTTGGTTGGATCTGTAGAAAGATCTGTAAACCAATCTGTATTAGCCACAGAGCCTATATTCCATATGCATAGAGAATGCAAGAAGAGAGCTATTAAGATGCTTATAGATACAGCTAAATCAGCTTGGGCATTAAGCGGTAAGAAGAAGCTCCACTTCATTACAGATGATATGCAGAGAGTATTCATGGATATATCAGATGAATTCCTTTATGAAGACTTCGATATATTCGTAGGTGATGATACTAAGGAGCTGCAGAATATAGACGCAATGAAGCAGTTATTACAGCCAGCTATGCAGAACGGAGCAACCCTCCTTGATGTAATGGAAGTAATAACATTAGATAATACTAATGCAATAAAAGAGAAGCTTGCTAAGATCGAAGAGAAGAGAATGCAGCAGGCTCAGGAGGCACAGCAGCAGCAGCAAGAAATGGAGATGCAGAAGATCCAGCTTGAGAATCAATACAGAGAGCAGGAGAATGCATTTAAGCAGCAAGAGCTTGAACTTCAGAAGTACAAGATTGACGTTGAGGCTGAGACTGACATATATGTTGCAGAGCTTAGTGCTTATAGAGGAGTTAGAGAGCTTGACCAGGATCTCAATGGTACTCCAGATCCTATAGAAATAGGAAAGCTTGCATTAGCAAATAGACAGCAGACTGAGGCAGAAACAACTGCAGAATACGAAAGATCCCTTAAGGATAGGGAGATGGAGCTTAAGGCTGAAACTGAAAGACTTAAGGCTGCAGCTAAGTTAGCAACAGATACTGCTAAGATAGAACTTGAGAAAGAGAAACTTAATTCACAGATAAAGCTTCAGAAGATGAAAGACGAAGAAGCTTATAAGAGAGAAGAATTAAAAGCGAAGACAGCGTTGAAAAACAAGACTGTCGGAGAGAAGTAACCCTTAAATATAATTTTTAATTATGGCAAAGAAGCAGGATGTTAATCCATCAGCTGATACTGTCGAGGAAATAGATACCCCATTTCCTTGGGAGGATGAAGAGACTGATGTAGATAACAATGATGACACTGAAAATGACGAGCCTAAAGATGATGATCCTAAAGATAAGAAGGATGATCCAGTAGATGAGCCAGAAGACAAGACTGATGATGACGATGACGACAACACAGTCGACGAACCTGATGACACTGATACTGATGACAACGATGGCTCAGATGACGTTGAACCAGATGAGGGTGTTGTTACAACCTTGTTCGACTCATTGGCAGAGAAGATGGGATTGGAATTTGATGACGACTTTGAGGCGCCTAAATCCGCAGATGATCTCATTAATACACTTGCTGAGATAGTTGAGAAGAGTAGCGAACCTGAGTATGCTGATGATCGCGTCAGACAGCTTGACGAGTATTTGAAGAATGGCGGTGACTTCGAGAAGTTTTATAAAGTTCAGAAGGAGGCCATCTCTTACGATAACATCAACCTCGAGGATGAGGGCAATCAAAGACGAGTTTTGTCAGATTACCTCGAGCTCGAAGGGTATGATGATAATCAGATAGCTCGCAAGATCAAGAAGTATGAAGATACCGGAATCCTTCAAGATGAGGCGGAAGACGCACTTGCTAGAATCAAGAAGGCTAAGGAGAAGGAAACTGCAGCTATGTTGAAGCAGCAGGAGAAGGAACGTAAGGAGTACGAGGAGTCACAGAGAGCAATCTTTGAGAACGCCTTGAATACCATTAAGTCTTCTGACAATATCCGCGGTATCAAACTATCTCAGAAGGACAAGAAGGAGTTGGTTGATTACATGTTTAAGATCCAGCCAAATGGTAAGACCAAGTGGCAGGAGGAATACGGTAAGAGTATCAACAACATGATTGAGTCAGCTTTCTTTACTATGCGAGGAGATGCATTGGTTCAGTCAATTAAGAAGTCTGGTGAGACTAGCGCAGCTATGAAATTTAAGAAAGCACTTGCGTCAAACAAAGTAAAAGGAACGAAACCATCAGCAAAGACGGGTAGCATAGACGACTTTGTGAGTGCGTTTGGGTTCTAATATAAAACATTTAAAATTTATTTATTATGCCATCACAGAGCGCAATTAGTAATTTGGTGATTGGTCGCGGTAAGCGTTTTGCTGATCTCGTTGATGAGAATATGCTTGGCAACGCATTGCTTCGTGAGCCACACAAAATTCCAGGAATTATTTCCTTCACATTTGGTACAACTAATGTAACTAACTACAAGACTACACTCGACCTGATCACAGGTGGACTCGGCAAGACTGAGCAGATTGATAGCTCAGTATACGAGTGGCAGCTTGAGACTAACTCAGACAAGCCATTGTTCATCAAGAGAGCTGAGATCAACGGTACTATCGTTACTCCTACGGCTTTCGCAACTCCAATGGATACAATAGCAATCTGGGTAGACGAGAAGTTGTTCAGCGTTGGTGCTGTTCTTGTATTCGATAACTACGACTATCAGGCACGTGTAATCGCTGAGCCTATTAACGATGGTGGTTACTGGGTATATCAGCTGCAGCCAATCTCTAGCGATACTGCATTCTCTATCCCAGGTTCATACCTGATGCCAGGTAAGGGCGTTAGCCGTCTCTACTCTCTCTATGAGGAGTATTCAGATGAGGCTGATATCCTGAACTACACTACTACTGTTAAGATGTCCAACAGACTGTCTATCATGCGTCTTCGTGCAGACATCACCGGTAGTGCTGCTACAGATGTTCTTTCTGTAGGTGTTAAGGACGGCAACGGTAAGATCAACTACCTGTGGGGTCCATATCAGGAGTGGCTTGCTTTGAATCAGCACGCACGTCGCGTTGAAGCTGGTTTGATCTTCGGTAAGTCTACAATGAAGGCTGACGGTACTTCAGTAATCTCTGGTACCAACGGTCGTCCTGTCGAGGCAGGTGCTGGTCTGTATGAGCAGATCGCTCCATTCAACAGACGTACTTATACTAAGTTGACTGCTGATATCCTCGATGAGTTCTTGTTTGACCTTGCTTACAACATCATCGGAACTGGTATCGGTTCTCAGGAGTTGAAGTTCGTTGCATTCACTGGTGCAATGGGTAAGAGAGAGTTCTCTCGTGTACTTGAGGAGAAGGCTGGTGCATACAACTTGATCGATACTCACTTCGTATCTGGTTCAGGTCGTGATCTGAAGTTGAGCGGTGAGTTCAAGACTTATGAGATGCACAACGGTATAACTCTTACAGTTATGCACGCTCCTATCTTCGATGACGCTGAGCTCAACAGAGAGTTGGATCCAGTAACATTGAAGCCTCTCCGTTCATATGAGTTCTTGATTCTCTACAACGGCAACATCAACGGTAAGTCTAACATCCGTAAGTTCGCTAAGAGAAACCGTGAGCTCGTTATGAGAGTCGTAACCGGTATGACAGACCCAGGTTTGAACAAGGGTTCTTTCACTACTGTAGCATCTAACGCTAAGGATGGATACTCATTGCAGATCCTGTCTGAGGTAGGTATCGCAGTTCTTGATCCACGTCCATGTGGTATCTTGACTAAGATAGCAGAGTAATATTAGACAATATGCAGGGGCTTTAAGTAGTCCCTGCTTCTATTTTAAAAGAATATGGAAGTCATAGTAAAACAGTTGAATTCGAATTTCTTGAGAAATAATCTCAATAGAAATTCAGTAAAATATATAGGAGGATGGATCACACGTAGTGGTCTCCCTTATGCAGGTGCATTTACAAACGAGGAGCGTAGAGAATATGAGAAGCTTCTCGGTTATTCAGAGGGTTACCTCGATCCAGGAAACGTTAAGTTCTGGGATTCATTTATCGCTGTCAAACTCCAGGGTAATAGACCTGTAGTTCTTGATACAGATAAGCCTGAGGACAGATTCAAGTACGAGTATTGTAAGCACCATATTGAGGTTATGGATGGTTACGAGGATAAGAAGCCTAGAGCATTGTATGTAATGATCAACGAGGAGGCTGAGGCTAAGAAGAAGAACATTGCAAACGAGAAGAAGGTTGCAGCAATCAAGGAGTACGACAAGATGTCTATCGACGATATCATTGCATGTCTCAGATTGTTTGGTGTCAACTCTAGAGATCTTTCTTCTGAGAAGTGTAGAGAGCGTATGTTTGATATCGTTATCAATAAGCCTTCTGACTTCATGACCAAATGGACCAACAATAAAGATAGAGATTTCTACATCCTGATTGAAGATGCATTATCTAAGAATGTGCTTAGGAGAAACAGAAATGTATACTACTATGGCACTGACACAATAGGCACATCCCTGACAGATACTGTAGCATACCTTAAGAGTAAGGCTAATCAGGAGATATATTTGGCAATTAAAGCTGAGGTTGAAAGTAAATAATGACTATAAAAGAATTTCATCTGGCATTTAATATAAGGCTAGATAAAGAGGATATAATCGGATATCCTTCCTTTACGCCAGAGGAAATCGACTTCTGGCTAACCCAGGCTGTAATAAGGTTCGTAAAGCAGCGGTACTCTGGTACTGATGCTTACAAGTCAGATGGATTTCAGACATCTGAAAAGAGAGATGCGGACCTTAGAAATACTTTACAAACTAAGGTTGTTGAACCTAAAAAAGTTGAAGGCACTGACTACTTTGTGTACAGGCCAGAGGACTACTGGTTTGGTGTCGGAGAGGATGTATTTATTACATCTACAGATAGACGCTGGCCAAAGAGTCCATGTGATAAGCCATGTGAAAGATTGGGTGATATGTGTAAAACATGTGCATTTGGTAAACCAATACCAAAGCTAGTTGATCCAATCAACACGACTTATGACAACATTACAACAAAGAAGAACGACTATCTATCGGAGTTTAATCTTAATGCTAATAATGCAAGGCCTCTACGGCTCTCCTATAGAGAGTATATTGAATACATAACAGACGGTACTTACGATATTGATAGCGTACGATTTACGTACATCAAGAGACCAGATGTATTCAACTTTAAAGAATGGGATACTGAATATACTTATATACCAGAACATGCGCATGACGAAATCGTAATGATGGCTGTAACATTAGCTCTGGAGAGTATATCCAATACAGACAGAATGACAACAACTAATAGTTTATTAACAACGCAACAGTAATTTTATTAATATTTAAATTATGGCAAAACATGTAAGAAAAGTGTTGGTTTGCAAGGCGCTCGGTGCCGCAGTACCAACAGGAGCTACTAGAGACGCCCAGATTACAAACGCTGTAGAGGGCACTCTGTATTTCTTTGATTCTAAGAAGAACTTCATCGCTAGCACTGCAGCTAAGACTGCATTCGCTGCAGGTCAGCCAATCTTTGTTGGTACAAAGGTTAACGCTGATGGCGAGTTCTATCTTTCAGACAAGATAACTAAGGATAAGGTTGAGAGTATAACTCAGGAGGCTTACAGAGCTAAGGCTAACTCAGTTGCTACTTTGACAATTAACACAACAGTAGAGGTTGGTAAGAGATACGTTCTGCGTATAGCTTACAACGATGTATTGGAGATGCCTATCCAGTTCACTCAGTCTTTCGATCTTTACGCAAAGACTGCTTCTGCTGCTGACCTTGCTGATGCATTCGCAGCTGCAATCAACAGCAAGACAACTTCTGCTGGACGTAACGCTAGAGTAGTAGCGACATCTGCTGCAGGCGTTCTGACTCTCACAGCTAAGGACATCACTATCGATGACAAGGTTGATACTCTCTATGAGTTCCATGCTATCGATATCCAGGATGTAACCCTCACTTGCGAAGGTGTTGCAGCTTACACCGCTAAGACAGTAGCTGCTGCTGATGCAGGCGTTGGATACTGGAAGGTCGTTAGAGATATCGAGAAGAGAGCTCTTGGCTATAGAGGTTCTATGTTCTTCAATGACTGCCGCTGGAACCAGCTCACTGGTACTCAGATGGTAGAGAAGGGTAAGACTTACGATGTTGTAGATATTCTCTATAATAACGACTACCGTTCTGCAGACAACCAGTTTATCAAGTCTACTCCACTGCAGACTACTATATTTATCGATCACGATGCTAACGCACTGACTGGAGATGGTAAATTAGTTGATGTATTTGGCATAACAGACACTAATGAGTCTTCTAAACCAACAGCGTAATAAGCATATTAACTAATACACACTGGCGTGGTGGTTATATACCACTGCGCCTTTTGTGTATATATACTAATACAATATGTACGATAACAAAAGATTTTACAAAGGAGAGGATATACGATTCTTTGTTACAATAAGAGACAACGACGGTCAGCTTGAGAACATCACTGATAACTATCAGGACCTTATGCTGTACTTCTATAATGAAGGTGCTCCATTCAAGAAGGTTGTAAAGGCATCTAAGCGTGAGCTCAAGGGCTTTATTCCAATTGTAAAGGCATATCAGTCAGATAAGGGTGATTATGTATATGAATGCATAATAGACTCTAAGACTACAGAATTCATGCCTTGTGGACAGTATATAGTTGAGACCAACGTTGCTAGAGTATCTAGCACAGAGTTTACTGAGCAGGATATAGTTGTTACAGGTGGTACCGAAGATGGTGTGAAGAGCGATCTTGGTATTGTATTTGACAAGAAGACCAATAAGCTTACAGCTACAAGCGTACTGTTTACGTCAACTACAGAGCCTGAGTATCGTTGCAATCTTGAAGCAACATTCAATGATGTTACAGGTGAGTTCAAAGGTAAGCTTTCTAAGTTAGACCTTAACGCAACAGAAGAGACTAGTTACCCATATGGTGATGGGGCAATTAGCGGAAGATTTGCTATTAAAGGTGACTTCGTAGAATTTGAAGCTAACGGAAAGTGGGAAACCGAAACGTCTGGAGATAACGATAACTACGATAGATCTGGTAAGAAGATATTTAAGATATCTGCTAGATTACCATTTACATATACAGATCCAGAGGAAACAACAGGTGTAGCAACATCTATGTTAGATAATCCAGATGCAGCTATAGAAGGTACATTGAAGACTGGCGTTAAATACCACAAGCTTAACAACATAGGTAGAGCCCGTGCATTTAAGCTGTCAGATGCTTTGATTAAGAAGGAATCTGATATAGCTCCATGGGAGATGAATGACGATAAGCCACATTTCCATCCACATGGACATCATGGAACATATGTACCTAGAGAGATTTATGATAGACATCTACATGGTCCACACCACTTCGGCAATGTAGTCGGATTTGGTAATAGTGATCTTAGTGATGATGATAGAGGTTATTATAGAGATTAAAGGATATGAGTGCAGTAGATATAATTGATGGAAGAGGTTATATTCTTAATGTAGAGTTTGGTGGAGGTAAAGACGGCGTTGACGGCAAAGATGGTCGTGACGGTGTTGCTCCAGATCTACAGATAGGAACAGTAAAGGAGTCAGAAGATGACCAACCTCATGTAACCATATCCGATGAAGGAGATGGTAAGTTATCATTAAACTTTGATTTGGTATCTGGTCAAGACGGTCAGAACGGAGAAGATGGTGGTGTATTTATACCATCTGTATCACAGGAAGGTGTTATCTCATGGATTGCACCAGAAGGACAAAACCCACCACAGCCAGTAAGTGTTAAGGGTGAGACTGGTGCTACATTTACTCCAGAGGTAAGCCTTGGTGGAGAAATCTCATGGACAAATGATAAAGGCTTAGAGAATCCAGATACACGTAGTATTAAGGGACCTAAGGGCGAGAAGGGCGACCCATTTACAATAACTAAGGTATACAACTCTAAGGCTGAAATGGATGCTGATTACAATAACCCAAGTGTACCAATGGGTGCATTTGTATGTATAACCAACAGCGTCGACCAGTCAGAGAATGCTACCTTATATGTGAAGGGAACTCAGGAATATACATTTGTAACAGATTTGTCTGGAGCAACTGGTATACAGGGTACGCCTGGTATCGGCATAGGCAAGGTTGAATTCACCGGAGTAGAGACTGCTACATATAAGGAATATGGAGTGTATGACGATACAGATGATGAAAACCTTCTTGGTACATTTAACCTTCCAAAAGGAGCCGATGGTCACCAAGGTACTGACGGTGTTGGCATTAGATCGGTAGTACAGACAACAACATCTCATGAAGACGATGGTGTTAATATAGTAACTGTCACACTTACAGATGGTAATACATCTACATTTAATGTAGAGAACGGTAGCAAGGGTTCTACTGGAGCCCAAGGTCCTGCAGGACAGAATGGCCAAGATGGTCAGGATGGTGTTGGCATAGATGATATAACGGTAGAGCAGAGTACATTTGATGGTCAAGCAAATGTAGTTACAATACAACTTTCCAATGGAACGAGTGAGACATTTAATGTATACAATGGTCACACTGGAGCAACTGGCACTGCTGGTACATTGCATACGAATAATTCAACTGCAGTAACACCAGGACCTGGTGATGAGTCTATGTCTAATGATATAAGATTACATAAGATATCAAAGACTGGCAACTACAATGACTTGATTGATAAGCCAACTATACCTGCAGCCGCAAATGATAGCCGTATTACAATCCAAAGAAATGGTACCGAGGTAAATTATTTTACATTAAACCAGAGTTCGCCAAAGAGTATAAATATACTTGTTCCAACAACAGTTGCTGAATTGTCAGATGCATCAAATTATGCATTGAGGTCTAGCTTAGCCACAGTTGCAACTAGCGGATCGTATAACGACTTGAGCAATAAGCCAGTCATTGGCAATGCTGAGCTTACGATACGATCTGTTAATAATACAGATCCAGAGACGTATTACAATCTTGGTACATTTAGTGCAAATGCAACAAGCGATACAACCATTGACTTAGCTAAGGTAGCGAGGACTGGAAATTATAGTGATTTGATTGGTGTTCCGGTGGTCGGTGATGGTAAAATAACACTTCAATACCAGAACGGAGATGGAATCGGTGCATTTACGTTAAATTCAAATTCTAACTATACGCTTCAAATCCCTCCGATTTATCCATTATTCAAAAAAACCAACGACTGGAGTTCGATATATTATAGCGATAGCTTCAGCTGTTACACAATGCTTATGGGTGTAAAAAGGTTGTTTAAGTACATTGGTGATCCAGGTTCATCAGCTAGCGTTATAATGCCATGTCCTTTTTTGATGTTTGATCAAACGGGAACCCCAAGCAAAAATAACAGTTATATCCCACTTGCTCCAAATAAGTCGTATATTATAGAGTGCTGTGTATCTGCATTAAAATTACATGCGGTGTGGAGCGGCGATTCTGTGCAAAGTATAACTACAGACAATACTGCGTCTGGTAGCGTTAATGTAGTGTTTTACATATACGTAAGAACTGGAGATAACGGTGGAATATACAGTGATGATGATGTAAAGATATTTGGTGTCAATGGTGATATGAATGGAGCAAGCAGTGTTATTGATGACGCTAGATTTATTGGTAGTAAAATTAGCCCATACGGTAATGGCCAAAATGTAGAGATAATCGAGTGCTCAAATACAATATCTGCTGGTAATGTTGATGAGTATTATAAAGAGTTATACGACGAAATGAGCGGCGCATACTCCGGTGATAGCGTTCTGCTTACGTTATTCTATCCATACGGCCGACCTCATGGTGATGGATATTGCCTAGGAATAAGTATTCCAATGAATAGCTCGAACACAAATGGAATTGATGCATTTGCATCGTTACGTTGTTTAAAGTGCGCACCGGTAAACTACCAGTATAGCACAAGCAATTGGGACATCGACACCGTTGATTACATAAATTAATTATGAGTAATATAAATTTTACATACCCAGACGAGCCTCAGCAGAACATTGTTGAGGTTCGTTTTAATAGCACCAAGGAAGGTGATAAGGGTGATAAAGGAGATAAGGGAGATAGAGGTCCCAGAGGATATGGTATTACCAGAGTAGCACCTATTAATATAAGCACAGCATCAGGTGGTAGATCTGACTATGGTGTATACGGTAAGGATGATGAAGGTAATGAGATTATCTATACACAATTCTCTGTATACAATGGTAAGGATGTAACAGCACAGGAATTGCCTATAATTGGTACAGAACCTATTACTGTAAATAGAGATGCTGATAACAATTATGTAATAGGGTTTGATAATTCATATGCTAAGCTTGCTACAATAGAAGACTCGGATACAATTCAGGCATCTTTTGATGGATCCGCATGGCATCTTGATGCTACTATAAACGATTATCCAATATCGTTTGTAAATGACAACAGCGATCAGCTTGGCTCATTTACGTTGAATCAAGGCGAGCCAGGTGAGATAAATATAACTAACCATATAATTGGAACTGGCGATTTAAGTCTATACGATGTTGGCGAATACAATGGAACTGTAGTTCCAGTAAAAACTGGTGTAGCTGTAAACTCATTGTTAGTCGGTGACTCACTTGCGGCAACTACAAATAACTGTCTCGTTGTGGGTAAGGTTAACCAGCAATTCCCAGATATAAATATGCAGAACCGTGGTGCTGGATATAGAGACTGTTTATTTAGTATAGGTAATGGCGACGTCTTAAATCCTGGTACGCCAGATGAAGACACTATACCAAAGACTGTATTTGCTGTTGATAAATCTGGCTCAATATATTGCGATATAACATTTGGTGATCCAGTGTTGCGGCAGGATGAGATGTATGAAGACGTCGCATTCACAAAGCTTGTTTTTGACATGCTTGGTAAGATAAATGAAATAGTTGACGCTGTAAACGACCTGAGACCTGGCCAGACCCCTATTAGTCCTATAGATATATATAAATACATGGGACTTAGAGTTGGATATAATTCCGACAAAACCACAGAGTTACATCACATTATACCATATAACTAAAACAATTAATTATGAATGAAAACAGACACAGGACGTTAAGTCTAATGAATGATATACATCCTGAGTATGTAGTCAATGTAGCATTTGGTGGTGCTAAGGATGGTATAGATGGTAAGATAGGAAAAGACGGAGAACCAGGAAAGGATGGTGCACCAGGTGAGGATGGATTCAGCCCAATTGTAGAAGCATATAGAAACCCAGAGGATACTGGTATCATAGTTAGGGTTACAGATAAAGATGGAACCAGAGAGACATATGTACAGGATGGAGCCTCATCAACGTCGGATAGATCTGAGATGTTCAACCAGAGGCTTGATGATGTACTAAGGTTCCAGAACTACGTAAGTGGAGAGTTTGATTATACAACAGATACTAGTATAAGAGCTACTGATATAGAGATGTCTACAGATGGTGATAAACCAGGTAAGATATCTCTCGAAGCTGCAGAGACTATAAATGGTCAAACTAGGATACAGAGTGGTAAGATATGGTTAGGAGACTACAATAGTTCAGGTGACTATGAGAAGCTTATTACACTGGATGCTATAAACAACAACTGGCGTACATATCAGACTATTATAGAGAATGGCGAACTTAGTCTCAAGGATCTTGATAATGGTTACCGTACAGTTGTAATATCTGGTGCAAGCAGTAAGCCGTATATAGATATGCGTAGCGACAGCAATAGTAGTACGCATAGCATTAAGCTGCAGGTAAACGGAGATAAGGGTTCTACCAATATCCTAAACGGTCAGATCGTTCTTAAGGATGAGGGTGGTAATAAGCAGATAGATATAAGCTCTAGAACCAATGGTAAGGGTATAGTTAAGATGTCTGATGTAAAGATTGCTCAATCCGAAACAAAGAACGGAATGAAGTTAGTCAGACTCTATGATACAGATGGTGATGGACTCTTTACTATAGGTCGAGATGGTATACAATATGCATCGCTTGATGGTCCATCAGGAGTTACGTTCTTCGATACACCAGAAATAGACAAGACGATTCCTACGTTGCCGGAATATCCTAATGTGCAGGTTAACGATACAGCTTTTACTCCAACATGGTATCTTGAGGGTAGAACCCCACAGGGTAACGACTTCTGGTATACAAGATTGGGTAGAAACACGGCAAGAAGAAACGGTCATACATATTTAACGTCTACAATAAGCACAGATATCTATAATAGCGGATATAATCTTATCTATTCGTATAGGACAAATGTGGCAGATGACAGGGATGGCTCATACAATGGATATGAAGAGGTCGAATACTATACATCATTTCAGAATGGTGGATACTCCGACCTGCTTACTGCAAGAGTACAAAAGCCATACCCTGGAGAGTCTTATCCAGATACTGGTGAGGTTTCATTACGCGATGCAATGGGAAGTGATGCGCTTATCATAAGAACATTGTATGATGACAATGAGACCCAATATAACGAGGTTGAGTTGAATGTAAATGACGGAGCAGGAACTGTGACGGTTGATGATGGTACATTAGCTCCAGATGATAGAATGTACTTAAATGGTCATAGGCTTAGTGATATGGTTACATATACTGAGCAGTTTACAGATGGAGGAACAACTGATTTAAGGACAAATACAATACACTACGCTACTCAAAGAATATCTAATAAAACGTTTAGATACTATGCAGATTGTATAATAGAGTTTTCAACCGTAGCGTCTGGCACCGTAACTATACAGTTCCCTATTGCATTTAGGTTTGCAGAAACGCCAGTCTTTGGTAATAACGAGCATTGGATAATCGGAGTTAAGGCCAATTATGTAGTATGGACAAAGTATGATATATCACAATAGTCATGAATAAGGTAAATAGAATATTTATGTCATTGCTTGGTAATCGAAGAAACACAACATACGAATTCTTTGATTATCTAGAACATACAGGTAATGGAGAGTATATAATACTGCCTTATCAGCCGAACAATAGAACTCGCTTAAAACTCAGATACTCAGTCCCTACTATTACGCAGGAGTGCATTCTGTTTGGTAGTCGCAATAGCAACAGAACGCTAGTGTTGTACTGGTATCAGAATACAAACTCAGGAGGTAGTATACTTTCAAGGAATGGAGGCGGACAGGTTAATTTTGGCAATTCATATACTTACGACTGGTATGAAGTTGCGGCTAATACCTCTATGGAATGGGTGAGAAAAAGACCTGGCACTGCTACAGGAGATCAAACAAGAACTTGGGATGGAACGGAGTTTACGGTCCCATTCAATATGTACCTATTCGCCATTAACCATAATGACGCTCCGATAGGTACGGCTGGCTCTAATAGCCCTGTAAATAAAATTGCAGGCGTCAAGATGAGCGCTATAGAGATATATGAAGACACCGAGCTAGTAATGAACCTTAAACCGGCTAGAAGAGACGATGGGAGAACTGGATATCTAGATGTTCTTGCTAATGTATTTTACTCCTCTGAGAACGAATATAATTTCAACGTAGGAAATTATGCTGACGAATACGACTACTACGATTACTTGGAAAATACAGTTGATTCAGGATACCTTGGTTTACAATATATAAGAACAGATATTAATGGAGGTAGCAATGTTAAGATAAAGATAAAAGGACAGTTAACGCAGACTAATCGTTTCTTTATCTTTGGTAGTAGAGATGCAGTCGGTCGGAACCAATTCTTATGTCGCTTGTGTTCATCATCTTCAGTAGCTGCAGGTAGAACAACATACGACTATGCAAACTCCGCTACAGATGCTTACAGGTTCGGTCTTGCTGACATTAACAAGGTCTATACAATAGAGACATTCCCTGACCATTGGACAAGAACTGACAATGAAGGCAATGTGGAATCAGCATCTATGCCCGAAACCACATTCCAAAGCCACTCTATCATTACCTTGTTCGCATTGAACCAAAATAATCAATATGCAAGCAACACAAGGGACTATGGTAGAGTAGGAGAGTGCCAGATGTGGGTGGATGACATACTTCAAAGGGATTACCAACCAGCAGTTAGAAAATGGGATGGTAAAGTTGGTATGTATGAAAGGATCAGTGGTATACTTTATCAGAGTTATACTAGTACGGCATTTGCCACTTATGGCAACTGGAGTTGATTTTAAACAATTGTAATTATGGTTTTCAAATATAGAAAGGGTGGTCCATATGGTACATCATCGATGGAATTTGGAGTAGATCCGCATTCGAACCGAGAATACATAAGGCCCGAATATATCAACAGATTAGATGCAATTGCTAGAGACTCCAGAGGACATTTACCTGATTACGTAAAAGGCGTAGACCATCCATCTGGCCCAACATATGGTAAGTTTATTAACGATGGTACGTTTGAAATAAACGACCCATCTGCAATAAATTACGTTAAACCAGGGCTGAATGATAACGGGGATTATAGAGCTAGAGTTACATATAACAATAGTTCTGTTCTTCCAGCTATTACTGTAACACCAAACGGCAACTACATCGAAGACGAGTATAATAATATAAAGTTTAGATATATATTTGGTGGGAAGTACAAGCGTATTGCATTTGATTTCTACAAAGATAAGTTTAATAAAAGATGAATACTAAATTTGGAAAACTAGTTGGCGGTTGTATAGAATACGCCCCAGATAGACTTATAGATGGTGATTCTATGGTATTCACTACAGACCCAGCGCTGATGCTACAGCATGGGTACAAGATGGTAGTGAAGGATGGTGCAGTTACAAACCACTACACAATAACAGAGGATGATACATCTATAACTGTTCACTACAATCAGGATATAGAGGATGTTAGAATGATGCGATTGGCTCAATTGGATACATATGATAAGTCTACTGCTGTTAATGAATTCTATCTTGGAGAAGTTGGTTTATGGGCTGACAAAGATGATAGAACGGCATTAGAGAGAGCTGTGGATAAATGGGAGGCTGAAGGCAATACCACATATCCATTGTGTGATGAGAAGATTGGTGTTGTTAACATACCAATTGCAACCATGAGGCTTATATTCAAAGATGTTGAAGTATATGCGATAAAGTGTATGCAGAGAACATTCGAGCATAAGATGGCGATAAAGGCATTGAACACAATTGAGGAGATTCAGAACTATGACTTTACTACCGGGTATCCGGATAAGCCAGTATTTAACATACAGTAATATGAAGTATTTTACAATCAATGAGCTGTGTAAGTCAAAGACTGCAGCTAGAAAGAAGATAGATAATACACCAACTGAGGCTGTTAAGAAGAGGCTCACATTGCTTATAGAGCTAATCTTGGATCCGCTCAGAGAAGCATATGGAGCTCCTATTATAGTAGATTCAGCTTATAGATGCCCTAAGTTAAACAGGGCTGTAGGAGGTAGTTCTACTAGTCAGCATAAAACTGGAGAGGCTGCAGATATACGTACAGTTAAGGATACTCCAGAGGAGAATAAGAAGCTATATGATCTAATAAAGAAGCTTAACCTTCCATTTGATCAGTTAATCGATGAATATGGTTTCAATTGGGTTCATGTAAGTTACAGCCCAAGAAACAGAAGGCAGGAATTAAAGATTAGATAGTATACTTATATATCTATCTTTATCAAGTATATAACTAATTAAATCTAAAAACATGTTTCCTAAGGAAATGAAGAAGGCACCTGAAAGAAGGGTGTGTAAGCGATTCATAGGGGATACGCTTAAGTTTAAGATGAAGGTTGGCAGTATAAACGACGAGTTTGCTGACCTCACATCTTACGACAACATTCGTATAATAGCATTCACTAATAAGAATAGATATGTATTTACAGCATCTATTGAGAATGGTATTGCTGTTATAGATAATACAGACAGAACACTTGAATTTACAATAGACTCAGACAGTAGCTTCATGTTTGATCCAGGATTGCTTAGATTTAGAATCGAGTTCTTTAAGGATGGTGAGCTCTATAGTATAGAGTCTCCAGCTATCATAGAGCTTGAGAATACAATCTTTGCTGACGATGGTGATGATAGAAGGATTGCTAGAGGACCTGTTTACAACCCAAGGAGAATAGAGCGGGAGGTAATATGATAACCAAGTGGGACGTCAAGATAGACGAAGATGTAGTTTGCATAACTATAGATGGCAGTGAGTTTGCAGATACAGTATCTTCAGATATGAGAGATAAATTCATCTCGGATGAGTTTGATACACTGCCTGTAGTCGCGGACAAAAATAGAAAGATACATGCTACTGTAGGTATGTTTGTTATGGACAAAATAAACCCAGTATCGTATGTCATATTTTAATAAAATGTTAAACACAATATTAACTAACATAAACAAGATATTAATATATGTTATAAGTTTCATATGCTCATACTTCTCCCCAATAGCACCAATACTTATACTTATGCTAGTATTTATTGGCGTAGACTTCGTAACAGGAAATGTTGCATACGCCAAGAGAGCTAAGAAATCTGGTAAGAAGTATCAGTTCAAGAGTAAGAAAGCATGGAATACCATTAGTAAGATAATAGGCGTTGTAATAGGCGCAGTCTTACTATTCTTCCTGGACAACCATGTATTAGACAGTGAATCTATGATGCTAACAAAGGGTATGTGTTTGCTTGTGTGCTTAGTAGAGTTCTCGAGTTGGCTTGAGAATATGTGCGACATAAGCGATGCAAAGATATTCAGGATAATCAAGAGATTCGTAAATAACAAGGCAGAAGACTTAACAGGAGTAGACATAGATGAAGATTAATATCAAGACTGTACTTATCTACTACTTAGCGATGTTTATAATAGGCCTTATTTTAGGCTGCTTGGTGCGTTGTGATAGTGACAATGGTAAAGTTGTACCAGTCGATACTATTAACGCCTTAGACAGCGTAAAAACGGCCTCTATGGAGGCGAGAATAAAGGAGCTAGATGACCAGCTTGTTCGGGTCAAATATAGAGCCGACTCCCTTGACAATGCTAAGTCTAAAGTTATAGTTAAGTACAATACAATTAAAGAAACGATCACAGAATCAACCAATGTGTGCGATTCTGTTATAGCAGCAGCCGATACAGTGATAACGACACTTGAGAATGCTAATGACGCACTCAGGGATGAGGTTGTTCTTCTTGAAGAGAAGGTTATAGCTACAGACTCTATAGTTGCAATTAAGAGCATCACAATAGGTGAACTTAATAACAACATAGTAGATCTCAATAAACAACTTAAGAAGAAGAGCAACTGGTGGAACAGGAATAAGTTCTGGATTGGAGTTGGCTCTGCTATCATAGTAGGTGGCGTAGTTTATGGTGTTGCTGCAACACGTTAAATGAGGCCATTTTTAGGCGATTTGAGGCGTTCTATTATGGAGCGCCTTAAGTTGTTCCATAAGGTAGATAAAACGTCTTAAAACGAATAAAATGGATACTAACATAGGTTATATACATTACAACTCCCTTAACACAATCATTCAGGATATCATGAATGTAATCAGAGGCAACAATATTGCACAGTCTGAGCAGATATCTAGGAATCAGATTGAGATGTGGATACATCAATACAGATCTATGCTTTTGAAGCAGGATCTAGATAGAGGGAGATATGTGAATGAAACATATGTTCAAGAGGTGAATGGACTCGAGATGGAGCCATTTGATTATGGAGATCTATCTGGAAGAGACTTAAAGCTGTTGGTGTTTAGATCTAAGACTAAGATACCAAAGACCATAGACCTTCACTTCAAGAACGGAATAGTGCAGCTCACTACAATATCTGGAAAGGAGATACAGCTAATGCCAGAGAGTAGGGCTGTAAGACAGAGACATCGTAAATGGACTAAGTTTGATATAGTCGCATACATGAAGGAAGACTATCTGTATATAGAATCATTACTTCCCATCAAGCTTGTAAACCTTAAGGCTATATTTGAGGTACCTACAGAAGTGCAGAACATACTTACCAATACTGGTTATATAGAGTATGACTACAATGCACCATATGAATGCCCATCAAACATAATAGCACAGCTTAAGGAGTTCATATACAGCAAGGAGCTTGGTTTGATGACTCAGGCTATAAGCGATAGAGCTAACAATGCTAACGATGATCTGTCTGAGATAAATAGATTGTTTGGTAAGCTTAAGGATTTGTATGATAAGCGAAGCAGACTTGATAGTTGATACCAGTAGTGAAAATTATGAGATTGCAAAGGAAGCAATCAGGAGAGTATATAGAGCTGGATTTGATTATAGAAACAAAACAGTATACGAGAACTCTCAGTTATATCATAATCACAGTATAATTGCATCTTATGTATACTACTGTATATCTGTAGGATTAGATAAATCTATAGACTATATAGATTATTATAATATAATATATATATATAATAATATATTAGAGAAGGAACTACTGGATGGCAACCAGGTATACCTTGGAGATGGCATAGGTGGTCTGAGGATCATAAAGAAGAAAGCATCTGTTAATATGATGCGTAAGATACTTAGAACTAGGCCAAATATGGATGACCCATTTGTGGCATCCAGGGGATATGCGATATCTCTCAGATGGATAAGAGACCGAGGAATGTTTGGTGATTATATGTTTGTCGCTAGTAAACAATTCAAAAGGAAGATGCAAAAGGTAATCAACAACGGTTACTACAATAATTTTAAAACAGTATAATATGGTTTACAAATTTACATCCGCTAAAGAGGTTGTAGCTAAGATATACTCAGACCTCGATATACAGGAGGAACTGCATAGAATAACGGATATAAGGGAATGGATAACTGAAGCCATAGAGAAAATAGGCGCATTCGACCAATTTGTGAAGAAAGTCATAACTATCCCTATAGTGGACTATAAGGTAAGAATACCAGACGATCTTCACAGTTTGGTCCAGTGTGCCTATTCGTTTGATGGTACTCAGAGGAACCTGATGCCAATGACCAAGGCTACTGGTTCATTTGACTGCTGGGATGCAGATAGATATTGGATTGATAGGTTTACTGAATATGGTCCATCTTTGGTATACAGAGGTGATGCAATGCAACAGCTGATACATCTCGTTAGAGGTATGTATTCTGTGCATAGACCAATATCAGATAACGAGGCTAAGGATATAATCATGAGACTTGCAGATGGTGATGTGCATCACGACTATCATGAGCATGATATACATGTACACAGGAAAGACGATGAGCATGATGAAGACGAACACCATGAACATCATCACGACCATCACCACGAGCCTCATCTGAAGCATAGATTTAATCACGTATTGCCAGTATTGATGTCTATGATTAATACAAACATAGCACCAGATACTATTACAGCTAGATCTGCTAGAACTAACTTTAAGCCTGTATATACGCTTAATAAGGGCTTTATCAATACCAATGTAAGATATGGATTCCTTACTATATCTTATCAAGCATTTAATGTTGATGAGGAAGGTTTCCCAATGATACCAGATATAGCTTCATACAAGGAAGCAGTCTATTGGTATGTGGCTATGAAGCTTAAGTTCCCAGAGGTATTAAGAGGTACATTGAATGCTCAGTTATATGCAGAGATAAAGAATAACTGGCATATATACAGAAAGCAGGCTTATGGTGATTGCATGATGCCAGATACAGATGAATTGCAGACAATGCAGAATAACTGGCAAAGACTCGTTCCAGAGATTGAAGAGAATCTTACATTCTTTACACATAGCGGAGACGAGCAGGAGATCTACAATCAAACCAATAGGCCTTACTACAATTACAGACATAAAGGATTATAATTATGCCAAATTTAAAAGAAGGTATGTACTCTATAAATACGTTTAGTGAGGGTATGAATATGGATGTTCATCCTTCACTTGCAAAGAATAGTACGTACCAATATGCAGAAAACATTCGTATAGTTACGAATGATGATGGTTCTACTGGAGTAGCATGTAACTACGATGGAGTAGAAACCATATATGATATGCGCATATTCCATGTAGATCCAGATAAGAAAACAGATGATGGTAAGTATACTCCATCAAAGAATGATGAACGTATAATACATGTTGATTCATGTAGGCAGTATGCTGTTGTGTTCACCAGAGAGCAGGTATCAGGATCAGATGCACATATCGATAGAATATATCTGTTGGACTTCACTAAGGATCCAAAGAATAGGCCAGTATTCAATGAAGATACATGTAGGACTGCATTAGGTGATCTATACAGAAATAGCAATAAGACATTGCTACGTAAGAATGATGAGACTGGTGAATACGAAGAGATAACAACCAATGTTGTATACGAAAACGAGACTAGCGATAATCCTAGTGATGATGATATCAATAACAGATATATACCACTTGATAGGTTTAGTGGTACGACATGGAAGGATCACTTCTTCTGTACATTAGTTAGGGTTGGAGAGTATGGTATACATCAGCCTATATCATCTACAATGATGTATGAGTCTGATACCAACGTCAAGATATATTGGGCTGATGGTCACAACCAGATACAGACAATGAACATCATAGATGCATACAAGGGTTATTTCCTTAAGAACGACTCTAAGGATGCAACATCTATTGTACCTATGTCTCCATACAATTCAATGTTTCTCTCTGAGCTGTTGACTAGTGGCAGCCTGCCTACTGGTGTATATAGATATACGTATGTATTGACAAACGCTGGTGGTGCGCAATCAGGGGTAGCACTTCCTACTGGCCCAATAGTTTTATATAAGGGTGCAGGTGACTACCTTAACAATGATAGATTTAGCACTGGAGAATGGGCTGATTCACAGACAGAGAAAGATGAGGAGAGCAAACCAGAATCATCTGAGACGGGTATTAGATTAAAGGTGTTTATACCTCAGCAAATGCTTGATCAATATGACTCTATCAGAGTTATAAGAATCTATAAACCAGCGCCGATAGGTAGTGATGGTAATGTAGAATACTCGAGGTTTGTCGATGATATAAAACTTACAAACGTAATAGATGATTACGAGATTGACGAAAACGGCAACTCTCTTGGTGCGTATGCAATAATAGATAACCTTGGTGATGAGGTTGTTGAAATGATATCAGATATAACTGCAATATATGATGCAAACTCCGCCCTGAGTACAATCTTTATGCCAAGATTCCTTGAGCAGAAGGACAACATTCTTTTTGCAGCAAACATAATAGAACCTGAGACAAATTTCTCTACATTAGGTGTTTCTGATAATGGAGAGGAGAAGGCGCTTGACTTCAGGGCATATCCATTTAATAGGTACGGATACGTTGACCTTAGGGATAATAGCTTCAAAAGCGGGGATAACGAAGAGGATGAGTCATGGAGAATGATAAACACTGAGTCTATCGATGACAGCGCAGGTGTGTCTGTTGATTACATAAATGTCGGAAGAGAGGGCGATGGAGCTCCAGTTTCTTCGGAATCAGATTGCTATATTCCATACGATAACATACCTAGCGTAGAGATATATGATAAGCTTGACAAGCATAGCAAGTTCTTTAACTATGGATTTGACAAGACATTCAACTTCCATCGAGATGATGATATTGATCCATTTAGCGACCCAGAGAATGCTGGTAAGTATTGGATTGGCGGTTGCGGTCCTATAGTATCATACGAGTTTGTAACAAAGGAAGTTGCTATATCTGATAATAAGACATTTAATCAAAACGGATTGGAGGTCGTTGGTGGGCATGAGCTTAGCCACGATAACGCTAAGGTGTTTAGTCCAAGATCTGACGGAGACTGGGATAGCAACAATAGTATACTAGTACACAGTGAATATATTCCGGTCGGCGTAGATGGCAAGATGGTTAAGTTTGGTAGTAATAAGTCATACAATGTCAATATAGAACCAGACTTTTACAGTGGATGTAGGTGCGCCGGAGGCTACAATAATCCATTTATAATAGAGAAGTTTAGGTCACTCAAGAGGAATGAGGTCTATAGATATATAATATCATTTAGAACATCAGGCGGTAAGCGATGTGCATCATTCTGGATTGGGGATATAAGAACTCCATCGTCATCTGTGATACCGTACTTTACAATACACAAAAGTAATGGTAGCGGATACAGCGATACCGAAGGTGATGGATCTATGGTATTCGCAAATGTACTTGGTATTAAATTTAAGTTTGATATTGAAGTAATGAAGGCAGCCATTGAGCAGGTTGCTTCATTCCAAGTATTTGATTCATTCGAAATACTTAGAGCTCAACGATCTCCAATTGGTAACGGACAGTTATTTGAGAACAAGACCGTAATAGCAACAGGTGTTTTACAGTCATTATTCCACGACGCAAATGGAAGAGTGTCGTTCGATGAACTCGTTTCCGAACCAACAAGAACTGAGATTGAAGACAATACATCGGCGGCATACTACTACGATAGTCACGATTCAGCTGTAAATCCAACGTGGTTTCTTACTACGTATGGTGATCCAGAGTGCTTCTTCCCAAATTACATAAGAAGGCCGAAAGCGTCAACGAATGGAAAATATAAATTCATAGAGTCATTCAATGATAGGCTAAATAATGTTCCATATAGAGTTAGGGTGCCTAGCGATGGAGAAGGCACAAGTGCAGAACAAACTGATATTACATTGGCTTTCGATGAATCTGGCAGGGATATGCTGTACTCCAAGTATACTGCTGGATATAGAAATGCTAGCATCGATAACAATGATGTCAAATATAATGGATCAAATTTTGGTAGTCTATTCCCAGCGTCAAGGAATAACTTCGGTGTGATATCACCAGAGTTTGACTTCGCAATGCGTAACTATAGGAAAGAGGATGATAATTACGCTGTAGACGAAACCAATAAAATGAGGAGTAACCTAAATAATTCACTGAGTGCTCCATTGGCTGGATCATATATAGTTGGTAACACAGTGTTGTTCAGTGCTGTACAGAATGACGGTGATACAATGTATGCTGATATACAACCAGTACATACAGGATACGGCAGAAACGCAGCAATGGCATCTATACCGCTGCTTGCGCTTTTTAGCCAATATAATGAGGTGCACGGACTTAGCCAACCAATCAAAACCAATATGTCGTCATTTAGACCATTTGCGTCAATCAACGTTACAGAAATACAAGGTAGCAGCAAACATAAATTACATTGGTATGGTAGTCCTGATTATTATGGCGATACAACTGTTGACTTCAATTACTCTGCACTAAAATCTGCTGGCTATGCCTTCTACAAATCAGCGCCATATCAATCGTCTTTTAACGAACATAAATCCTTTTTATCTACTGGCGGTATATCAACCGGATGTTGCGATGGTCTATATGTTGTTGGTGAGTCAACGTTGCCAAAATTAGGTAGGCTTGACTCAGATTCGTCAATCGCAGAAATGGTAGATGCCATTTACACAGCAGGATTCATTAGCTCACTAGACCAGAGGCAAACTGCATATTCTGCACACCTTGCAACAATGTCTGGGGGTCAGAATATCGTTGGTAGGTATTATTACCAATCGCACAGGATAAGGAAAAGGGATTACGAGTATGTTAACAATACATACCAACAGGTAGATACAGAGATGGAATATGGTGTATCTTCTATAAAGTCAAGTATACGCGACTATAATTATGCTTCGGTGGTTAGGACTGATAGAGGTAGGATAGACTACTCTGCAAATAGTAGAGTTAAGATATTGTATGGACACGAGGGTGCATTTAAAAGAACAGATAATACAAGTGTGTTCACATACATGTATATAGCTCCATATACATTGTGGTATGAGATTAACAAATCAGATCTATTTACTAGAAACGAAATAAACTGGATAAAAGTCGCTGTCGGTGGAATACCAATTATTGGCTTGTTGGTGTTACCAATGATAAGCGCACTCTTAGATGGAGGTACTACAGTTGATAGTGCATTTAACAAAAGAAGACCACATGGACAGCATATGTTATCTTTAACCGGTTGCTGCGGTGGAGACGAAACTCATCCTGACATAAGAAGGGGTAGGACTAGTCCATCGCATGGAAATATGGTCTACGTGTCACTTGACTCGGATAATGACAATCTCATTCCAACTATATCTGGCTGTTATGCAGAGGATTTATTGGAAAACAAAAATGTTCCACTTAGTGTGTCAGAGGTAATGAATTACTCATCATCAATTGTTGTCGACGTAAAGATTCCATTCGATAGAATCGGACTGAATAAAATAAAGAGATCGTCTATACAATTCGCACCAGCAGGTGGGTCACTCATTCCATTGGAATCTGATAAGTTTGATATGTGTCGAACGTCTATGAGTATGACACATAGGTTTGGCAGTATTGAAAGATATCCTGCGAGGATAGAACAAACTATATTTAGCGGAGACGAGTATATATGTGTATATGACTACACGAGTACATATTTGACTAGGGCCGCTGGCAGTGATCCTAAGAATAGGTTTGGTGCGATGAATAACAACAAAACAGATGTGCCAGAAGCTGGAGAGGCTGGAGAGGATTGTGCCGCAATAGCATTTGCCGCATACAGCGGAGGGGAAGGTAATGAAGAAGTGTTCTATCAAGACGCATCAACAGGACCGCTTGCATCTGTGTTTACAGAGGAGAGCATCAGTGCCCAAGTGCAAGCATTAATTCCAATAGAGACGCAAGTAAATATATCATTACTGTATGGATACAAACCAGCAACAGTTGGTGTTGACAAGGAGGTGCACACACAAAGATTCAGAGGTGATAGTGGTGACAAAACCGCAATGCATAATAAATTTATATACAGCGGTGACTATGAGTTAGCTAGTCATTACGTAGTAAGTGGCAATACCGATCCTGGAATAAATGAATTTGGTGCAATAGATACACTCGGTGAGGTGTATACATCTATAGTTCAGTACAACATCAAAATTAGAAGTATTGAAGGTCCTAGAGGATGGAGAGATGGATCATATTATAACTGCAAGATTCCAAATTCTGGTGTTATATCTGGATCTTCAACCGGCATTGTAAATGGTATGCATAAGCTAATCTCAATAGATGTTCCACCTACTGACCAAGAACAACTTGGTACTGTATCTAGATCTGTAGAGAAATTAAGTAGCGGTACATTTGATACGCGTATAAGATACTCAAAGACGAAGACTATAAATGAATCGGACGATGCCTACACAGACTTCTTGGCAGATAATAAGATAGACGTTGACTCTAGATATGGTCCAATAACTGGATTGTATAGATTTAACAATAGCTTATACTTCTGGCAGGATTCGGCGTTTGCATCTATATCTGTAAACGAAAAGCAATTAGTTCAGGACGACACAAATACAAACCTTCTCCTTGGAACTGGAGATGTGCTTAAGACACCAACATATATAACGATAGAGAATGGCATAGCCTCATCTGTGTTAGACAATTATGGTATCAAGAATTACGCATCAGGCGTATATGCATCTAGCGATAGCGCAATATACTGGTACGACCATAACAAGCATGAGGTATTAATATACAAGGGAGGAGTTGGCCAGCTGTCTAAGATGAAGGGGTTCCAATCATGGTTGAATAAGTATCACGATGGATTTAATGCAAAGCTTGCATTTGCATATAACCCTAAGTATAAGGAGATCCTTATGACCTTCATACCTAGAGATGATATGTATTATAGAGCTGATAAGGCAGTACAAGAGCCAGCTAGTACGATAGTGTATAGCGAGTTGATTGAAGCTCCAACTACGTTTGTAACCAACAACCCAACATTCTATACAAGACAGTTTAATGACCTATATTCATTCGATAAGACAGCTATACTCAGGAGACACAATGTTGATACATGTATTGACGCTGCTAAACTTAGGTTTGTTGCAAATGAGTCTCCTACCGTAACAAAAGTATTTGACAATATTGAATACTCAGCTGAGTTTAGAGAACCTGGATTAAACTTTACAACTATAAATTTTGAGGCACCTTCTATGGTGTCTAATAACGTTGAGTTCATAGGTAGACGCGAGGATAATTATAGATTTGCGATACCTAGAGCTAAATCAGATAGTGAGTATATGTATCCAAATAGAATGAAAGGTAAGTACCTTATAGAGAACTTTGAATTTAATAATGGCGGTGGTGAATTTAAGCTACCTTCTGTCATAACAACATTTAGGAGTAGTTATATCTAAATATGAAAAAGAGACTAAGAAATTATAAGAAGGGTGGGTTGGTAAACGACCCACTACTTCCTAAGTTCAAGTTCGGCATAGGCAACTTCGGTAGCTTTATGAAGAATGGAAACTTTAATATGGAGGGATTCTCCAGTGCGTTTGGTTCATCCGGTGGCAATGGTGGCGGCGGATGGGGCAGCATAATCAATGCTGCAGCAGGCGCCATGTCATCAATCAATAAAGAAAATAGCGCTCAGTCAAATGCTAAAAACGCAACTGGAGTTGACGTAGCAGCTCCTAAATCTAGTTTGGTTGGTAATGAATACGCAACTAATACAGAAGGTAGAGGTAGATTTGGCGCTGCCGGAGCACAGAGTGATGTAAATAAGGAATTGGCAGTTGTAAAGGCAGCTGGTGATGCATCTGGCGAGACATCATTCATAGAGAATACACCTGGCATTGGACTGTTATCTAAAGCTGGTCAATATCGTACAGATAGGTTGGCAAACTCAGCAACAGGTGGAAGTGGCGCTCAGTATAGAGGCGCTGCTATGATGCAAACAATACCACAATATGCCGCAACGGGAGAAAAGTGGGGAGCTAAATTTGGCCCTTGGGGTCGTGTTATCGGTGGCGCACTCGGAACTGTTGTTGGTGTTGGAGCTGGCGTTCTTGACGGCAATGCTATGAGGGCTGAAGTTAAAAAGCAGATATTAGATAAAACAAGAATTAATGACCAAGCTATCGCATCTGCAGATGCTGAGGCTAGGACTAGTGGTATAGATGAATATAACAGAATGAATTATAAATGCGGAGGCAAGTTCAAATTTAAATATGGAGGTGAGAAGCCTCATTCAAACAATCCTAATGCATTGGTAGACCACAAGGAAGTAATGATGAATCCTGATGGTGAGATACAGAAGGCAGTAGGACACAACTCATCACAGAGGGGTAAGGATGACCAGATACCAGTATCATTAGAGAATGGTACAAGGATATTGTCAGATAGCTTAGGTGTTGGTGATAGATCATTTGCTGATATGGCTTCTAACCTATCAAAAGTCAATTCTAAGGCACGAAAGGTCCTGGATGATAGGTCTGCCTCACCAATAGATAGAAAGACCGCAGAACTCAATTTAAGGGCCTCTGCGGGCGCGTTTGATAAGCTGTATGCAGCACAGGAAGATCAGAAGATGATTGCTGGTATTAAGTCCGCCGCTAAGTTTAAATACGGAGGTAAGAAGTTACCTAAGTTTAAGACCGCAGGACAGGCGATTGATGAAGCTATAAAAGCTGATGTAATACAGAGCGTCAACCCATCTAATCTTAACGATAAATATACAGTAGGTCAGCCAGCTCTGATGACACCACAACGTAGAAACACAACGTTTGCTGATTATGGTAAACCTGTTTATAGTGATTACTTCAATGAAGATGGTACATTAGTATCAACTGGTTTTGATACACCGGAATATAGAAAAACATTTGCTAGCGACTTCTCGAAAATATCTAATGATGCTAGAGCCAATATCGTCAATACAGGCGTTGAGGCGTATGGTAATGGTAGTATGTGGAATCCAACTACAGGTAAGGATGTTGAATTTGGATATAAGATTAGTAGAGACCCTGCTGCAATTGCAGCGTTAGCTGGTAATGATAGAGCTACAGCTGGATATGGAGGTACAGGTGGCGATGGATACAATCAGTTTGAGACATTGCAGCACTACTTTAATACAGCTTCTGCTGCGGCAAGAAATAACGGCATGTCGGTAGATGAATTTATGAAACAGCCTGAGGATGTTAGAATCTCTAAGCTCAACGAATACTGGACTAATCCAAATAGCGCATCATCTACCCCTGCAGATAATACTGCTCTAGCATCTCAAAGTAATGGAGCAAATACAGGTAGCATTAAGCTTGATGAGAATGGTTATATACCTAAACCAAACCTAAATGTTCCTCGTCCAGAGGAGTCAGATGACCCAGTCGAGGACCCTAATAAGCCAACTGGTGATGATGCAGCAAAGGGTAGAGAATTGCTTACAAGGGGTGACGTTGGTCTTTCTGAGCCTACAGTTGACAATAGCAAATCAAAGGAGGAAGGTGATGGTAAAACACCTGGTAACGAAGGGAAGAACCCTGAAGATTTAACATGGGAACAACTTATGAATGCTGGATGGGAAGACCCTCACCAATACGATAATGAAGAGGGTGCATATATTAGATATCACCAGGCTAAAGCTAATGAGCCTGTAGAGGAGATAAACCCACGTAAGTATGATATGGGTAAGGTCACTCCTGGTTCATACAATAGATGGAGTGATGACGCAAACCTTAGAAAGATGCAAGCAGCTGCTGTACAAACTGCAGCATCTAGAGGTGGAGGCGGCAGTAATGCAGCTAATGCAATAGCAGCTTCATTAGGATTCGCAGGCAAGCAGGCTGATATAGCAGCATCTAAGCAGAAGTATGATGCAGCCCAGATACAGGAAGCTAATAGAGTTAACACTGAGATTGAGAAGCAGAATATGACTAACCGAATGAAGGTTGATGAAATGAATATGAGGTCTAGAGCTAGACGTGAAGACCACGCTGCACAAGCTGCAGAGCTTAGAGCTAAGCTTGCTCAGTCTAGAAAGTCTGACGGCTATAAGGCTCGTAAGGAATATATAGATGGTCTTACACAGTTTGCTGGAGCTGCTAGATATATGAACGAAGGCGAACGTAAGATGTATATGGATGCTCTTAATAGAGCGTTCAGCAATACTGGTCCAGGCGGATACAATGCTAGAGTCGCATCCGGCAGCAATGGTCCAACGTATAAGATGTCTGATGAGACTAAAGCTAAACTTAAGAAAGGTGCAGACAAAGCTAAGGCTGGAGTAAAGAAAGCATGGGACTATACGAAAGGCAAGTTTAAGAAAATTGGTAAATCCAAGAAGAAATAACTATGGTTAATTTATTTGAACAATGGAACGACATGGACTTCGTGTCCACGTACGAACCTATAGACTGGAAAGCATTGAATGACTTTGCTAATAGAGCTAGACAGGATGCAAAGGATAATGCAGACGCTAAGGCTGAGAAATTAAAGAACCTCAATGAGATGTATGTCACAGATGTAAATGATGACTTTACATCCGAGGCAAATAATTACATAAAGTCTGAGATAGAAAGAATCTCTTCATTGGGAACCAATATGGCTCCAGGTGACTTTAGCAGGGATCTAAACAAGAATATGAATCCTGTACTTGCATATCAGAAGGGAGCTCAAAAACAGGCTGACGAAAGAAGAAAATCTGTAACGAATTTGCATTTAACCCAACCGCAAGTCCAGGCTATAGATGAGAGTAATGGGTCTTATGATCCAAATGATGGAGTAATGAGGAGCAATGAAGCTAACCCATTCCATTACCTAGAGACAGTCGACTCAGCGATTGCGGATCATGTAGATAAATCAAAGTCTGATCGCGTTGATAACGGAATAACATCAACTGAAACGTATTCCCCAAACCACTGGGCAGAGGATGTTGCCATGATTTCTGAAGATAGCGACATAATGACTGGCGCTAGATTTAAGTCTGTATTAATGCTTAATGACCTCGGCAGGAACGGAAGTAAATCGCAGTATTATGATCTGCTAAAGGATCATGTTGTTTTAAATGACGATGGCACAATTAAAACCACTGCCAAGGGAACAGCGATACTAAAAGACGACTTTACTGGAACAGGCAATTACTCACAGTATATGTTTAAGCCAAAAGCCAAGGGAAGTGGGTTTGTTGCAGATGAAGAAAACCCTATTTCGTTTGGTAAGGGTATCGACGCTCTTGCTAGGGAGTATATATATAGAATGGGATACAATAGGACATTTGGAAGGACAGATAAACAATTACCAAAAGATGGATCGAAGGGTAGTGGTAAAAAAGATCCTACGCTTATGGATGATATCACATTTACTCAATTTGTAAACGCCAGGGTTAGGCGCTCTAGATCAGAGTGGGACGATAGTCTTGGAAGGTTTTCATATCATAACGACATATCACTCTTGTCTGATATTGACACAAGAGACGAAAGCGGAATGACATATGGCTTATACAACGAAAAGACCGGTAAGATCACATTGCCTACGTATGTAAAAAATGCAGAGGGTAGTGAAGCTTACAAATTATGGGTCAACCCAGATGTTCCACAGGAGGTTAAGGCAATGTTACTTGTTTCCGGGAATACTAGTGAATCAAACGCATATAACAATAGAAATAGTGGAGGCGACGTATACAGAGTAAACTTCAGGAAGGAAATCGGTTCGGATTATATAGATGCTAGCGCATACAGTAACTCTGGATTGACTATAACCGAAAGTAAGAACACACAATCACATGGCGATACGGAACGTAGAATCACTAAGTCCGCAAAGAATAGCACCACAACTAGAGTTGATGAGAATCTTGTATTTATACCAGAGAATGTAATGTTTATTGACAAGGCAACAACTAATGATAACGCATCTAACAACATCTATCCAACCGCAGTTGTCATAGATAAGGAGAGTGGAACAGCTAGGCTTGAGGCCGGAAGTGGTGTATTTAAAAATGCTAATGAAATTGTTAGCTTCTATGTATATAATAGAATCGCACACTCCGTAGCTCCAAGCAGCGTTAAACCTAGAGGTAGCTACGTCTTAAATACTATAGACAACTACTCACCAACCACACTTGGTGTTAGCATTGATTTTACTGAAGATGATTTCGTTACTGCGATAAAGGATCTCGCTAAAAAACAACCAGAGTCGGAATCAGAAAAAGTCGCAATTGATGCAATTAGGGACGTCGTTAAGAAGAGTAGAAAAAATAGCGATATTATGAAGTCATTTAGCGAAATAATAAACAGCAAGGGACGCGCCGTCAAGACAGATAATGGTTCTAAAATGATATATACGGTTGGTGCGTCAATACCTACATCTTCTACCGTTACAAGATACATTGACACGAATGCATCTAGCGATATTAAATCTAGCGCAAACAAACCAGAGCAGTTATACACAATGTATGACCTCGATTAAATTTTATAATTATGCCAAGACGTGAGTTAAATTACGGTGATATAACCAAAGGGATAACCAAGGATATGCGCATCGAGCTAAACAGGCGACGAGCGGATGCATATAATAGATTTCGAGAGGAATCTATTAAGTCGCACGATGGCGGAGATGTAGAAAAATTCGTAGAGGATGAAGTAGCCAGATATAATGAATCTGTAAAAAAAGAAAAGCTTGCAAGTAGAGATGCGGATAACAATGGTAATGAATCTATAAGCATTGTTGATAATACAACAGATGCAGACAATAGATCAAATAAAGAATCATCTCTATTTGATAACTTAAATAAATATATTAAATCAAAGCCGATGAGACAACTCTTGTCGGCTATTAATGATTTAAAGAACCAACAGCAGGGTACATACGCATACGATTCAGCCCTTAATACTGTTCAAGGGTTAACTAGAGGCTTAGTTGGCCAGGGTGGAGATGATATTATATCACAGGCGTACAATATGGGGCCTAAGCTATCTGAGCAGGATATAAATGGATTGTCGTGGATATTAGATGATGAGATAAAGAAGACTGAGGCTAGCATAAAGGAGAAGGGTGGCGCAAAGGCTGTATCTAATTACATCTTGAATCCTAGCGCTAAGAGCGATGTATCAGATGATGTAAAGAAGCTAGACGCTCTGAAGAAGGCTAGATTGTCATTAAAGACCGCAATAAATCCTGCGGATGCTACGGCCTTACCTGACGTCAACACACTTGATGAGGCTTCTGCATTCTCAAGAAACCTAGACAATAGTGTAAGGGAGACGGCAAGGAATAAGCAGGCTGTTGCAGATAAGTATAGTTTAAATTCAACAGAGGAGTTGGACGCATTTGGTCTTCCAGCCATAATGGTTAAGAAGGCCAACGACAACATAGCAAATGCTAAGACTCCTGAGGAAGTTGATTTCTATACCAAACAAAAGGAAGACCTGCTTACATCGTTAAAGAATGATGGTGTAATCTCTGGTAACGTCAATGAATCTACATTGATGTCGCTGTATGACGACTACATGCCAATTGCAGCGAGAGAAAAGGATGAGAATGCAGCATACGCAGCATTCGATAAGAAGTTTGGTGATAAGTATAAGAATGTTGACGCTGCTACGGCGCTAAAGTATCAGTTAAGATCTGGCCATAGCGAAAGGTCGGACGATAACTCAATATTTAAATATGTTGGTGCAGATCCATATGAATCATTTGGACAAGCTGCAACAATGTCTGGTGTTGAAAATGCGGCAAATAATAGAATCGCTGGTGGTACAATAGAAGAGGAGTACGCTAAGGTAAATGCAGGAGCGAGCGGTAATGCAGCATTGAAGCACTTGAACCTTGTTAGACAGAAGGAGTTGATCGACGGAAGGCTGGATAAGCTACGCAACAAAACATTAGAAATTGATAAAGTTAGAGACGACTTCTATAAGAAAACCGGCGCACTTCCTGATGATATAAAGATGAAGTCTGGAAGTTTTGCAAAACCAAATGGTTTAAGTGATGTCGATAATACAGAGGCTGAAGCTATCAATACAGCATATAGAGCGAATGAGGATGCAATTAAAACACTCGAGGCTCAAAAGATAATGCTTGATGAGGGTACCGTTGCAGGAAAGGCTCTTAGGTCAATAAAGAACAATGTATGGGAACATGGTAGCAGATATGTTGATGATTCATTTTTGTTCGGTGATTTTAGAGATGAGGGCGTTGGAGATATAATTAAGAAAGCCAAGGCTGGAAACGCCTTAACAAAGGCAGAGAAGATGGCTGTAGATGCAGCATATCAAAAGCAATCAGCGGAAGCTATAGCAACTGTATTGAAGAAAGAGGGGTATACAAGTTCATTATACGACCTTTCTAATGGAGCCGTTGATATGGCCTCGTTTGCAATACCAATTGGAGGTTGGGTTAAGGCTGGATCTCTTATATCCAGAGGAGGTAAACTTCTTAGTGCTAGTCAGAAACTAGGCAAGTTTGGTAAATACGCAGGAGCTACTATAGATGTACTCGGCGGCGTAATGGAGGGCTCTCAGTATAATAGGACATACGGAGCTATAATGAATGCCGTACAAAAAGGCGGTAAGATTTCCAATAAGGCCAAGTGGTTAGCTAGGACTGGAGCGACAGCAGCTGAGGTTGGTGCTATTGCTACATCTGGATTGATTGAAGCTAACACAATTGGACTCGGTATGAAGCAGGAGTCTTATAATAGATACAAGACAGGCATCTTAACAAAGAAGGCTTTTGCTGGTGAAGATGAGTTCGGCTACGACCAGGAGTTCTTGAAGAATGCAAGCGGAGAGTATATAGATACTGAAGATGAATTTGAAAATGCAGCATTGATAGAAGCATCTGGTGAGTATGGTTCTGAGCATTCTGGACAGCTTATAGATAAGATTGGTGCATTCATATTTAAAGGTAAGGGCATCAGTAGAATATCCAGAACATGGTTAGGCCGTGCAAATAAAACATTAACTAAGTACACCTTTGGCATAACAAGCTCACTCCCTGGTGAGTTCTTAGAGGAGGTTGCTAATAACATATTCCAAGCAGGAATGAACCTGAATGACTGGAAGAGTGTTATTGATCCACAAAAGAACCTTGATACGTTTATACACCTTGCTGCAGCTATGGGACAGCAGTCTATTGCTACAGCTGGACTTGATAAGGTTGTTAGGAGCTATGGTAAATTTAAGTCTGGTAGACGGGCTATAGCAGACTCTGAGGAGATACTTAGGCAGGCGTTCTTAGATAAGTATAGAATGGATAATGGTCTCAATGCAATAGATGAGGAGACCGAGAAGGCCTTAAATAAGCAGTTTAAGGACTTAATGAAGGCTTCTAGGGTAACTATCAACCAAGAAGTAGAAAACGTCTTAAATCAAATAAAAAGGGGTGATTTGAGCTCGTTTGAAGAGGAGTCTACCGTAGGCGGTGATATACTTAGTATATTTGGCTTATTGGGTAAGGATCCAAGTCAATATACAGACCAGGAGAAGATACTGGTTTCTGCCATATCTCAGTACGCTGGGACACAAGCTATTGTTAGAGCTTCGAATAAGTCCATTATGGATGCCATCTTAGACAATGCTGATAAGATTAACGGTAAGAGCTATAATCAGCTGATAGCATCATCTGGCGGTGTATTAAGACGTAAGGACGACAACTCTCCGTTTACACTTAGAATTGCCGATGAGACTGGTAAGGAGATCGATACAGGCATTGAGTTCGATGTAGATGAGAATGGCAATGCAACTCCAGCTGTTAGCGATAACATGAGAGTAAATATGCAGAATGCATTCTCTGATAGCGATACCCGTACTGGCTCTGAAAAGGATAGAGTTAATGCTATTCGCAAGATGTTTGCAGCACAGCATAAGGCTTTGGTTAGAAATGCGTATGTATATCAGCTGCTTAGGAAGTCTGGTAGGCTTAATGATATCCTCGACAAGTATGAGGATGAGCTCAATGACAAGACATTTAGTAGCCTTGGTACACTGTTTGGCAAGAGGCACAAATATGAAAAGATTGATGATGATAGATATGTAATCTCAGGCTCAGAGAATAGCGGGAAGGTTAGAAAGGTAATGAGCGAGTTGCAGTATGCAAATCAGATTGCGAAGATGTCCAAGTTTGCTGATATCGCTTTTAGTGATGTGTTTAAAGCAATAGGCATTGATAACGACGAGAATAGTAAAGCTATGTGGTTGAGCATGTACTTTGCTAATCAAAGATTAGGGCAGCTCTACGATGATGCCTCTAACGATGCTAGGTCTGAAATAACATCTATTGCAAACAATGGTAAATTTAATGGTGATGTTAAGGCGGCTATAGATGTACTTAAGGGTATAATCGATAGCAGTTCCTTGAGCGATGAGGTCAAGCTTGCTGCTACCAATAAGATTACAGAAGACAGCATAATATCATCTGTTGTATCTGCTGCAATTAGCTCCTTCTACAACGATAACTCCACATTGGAGTCTGCTATGAAGAAGAGCGCAAAAAAGCAGATTGTTGATGACGTAATAAAAACACTCGGGATTAGCGGTATCGACCCAAAGAAGATCGAAGGTCTTATAGATAATCTTGTTAGCAGCCTTACATCAAACAGTGGTGTAAAAGAGAATGCATTGCGCTTCATAGATAATCAGCTTAATGGTATAGCAATAAGAGGTGAAGAGGTCTTGAAGCAGAATGGAGAGGTTGTTGAAGAGTATAAGCATACACTGAATAATATCCACAACGCTGGAATAGTAACCACAAGAGAGTTACTTCCTGATTCTGATGAAGATATCTTTAATGGATTATTTGGCAAGACTATCAATGATTCATATGGAGCGATGATGAGGATTATCAATAAGGATAAATCATTCTCCGATAGAGATGTATCGTCAGTTCGTGATCTGTTAACGAAGAAGATGTTCGGCGCTAAGACGTTTAAGGATTCTATAAAGGAGCTTGCATCTGAAATAGATAAAGATAGTCCCGCATACGACTTAATACAGAAACTCTTATCGCTCACTGGTGATTCAATTGAATCTACAGAGGATATACTTGCATCTAGCTTTATCGACACAATAGACAGTAGGGTTGATTATAATAAGTTTGATAAGAAGAGGAAGTCGAACGCTCTTAGAAATAAGCGCATTAAGACAGATGTTAGACGTGCACATAGCAAGATTGGTAGTATAGATGTAGTATCAGGTGATATATATAAGGTAGAGCAGGCTGTACTGCCAACCGTAACACCTGAGCCAGGAGCTGAAACTACTGGCACGATTACTGGTAATAACCAGCCAGCAAACACTGGTAGCACCAACACTGTTGAATCACCACGTGCTGAAGAAGGCTCTGGGTATGGTACTCCTGATATAGATGACGAGCCTAAATTCAATCCTGTAGAAGTTGGTAGTAGGCTTTACAATAGCATAATCGGAGACAACAAGACGCCTGGCAACACAGATGAGCTTGCTGCTGCTATGTTTAATGCTGTTCCTGGAATGGATACAGATGATGAGGTAAGGCGAAATATTGATGCTTTATATAATTACTTGGTAAGTGAGTTTGCAAATAGAGGATGTGGTCAAATGATAATAGAGACATTCAATAGTTGTATAATTGACTTCGCAGAGAAAAACGGCTTATCCGCATTTATTCCGTCTACATTGAACGCCCATATTGCTAGTGTCCAGAAGAATATGCCAAATGGGCACGCTATACCTGAGAATCCATTGCTCGCAAACTACGTATATTACGTTGATAACGGTAGTGGCACAGCAGTTGATGCTGCAAATACATTTGTTCAGGCATTTTCAGACCAAAACAATTCGTTTGTATTCAAGATAACACGCGGCAATAATGTAGTTAACGTAGATGATCTTAAGTCATATTTAGACGCCCTTAAGCAGGAGCGCGATTCGCTTAATGGTATGGACGCCGTAACTGCGGCGCAACATTTAGATTCTGCACTTAATGCAATAAAAGGGCTTGAGTTCCAGGTTATGCTTAGGTCCGACGGCAAGGAAGATGTATCTATTGGATATCTATATGGTGGCACAATTAGTAACGCTTCGAAGGATGGTGGAACAGTTCGTGACGCAGAAGGTATGCTCGGGGAAGTCATGGCCTTGTTGTATAGTAGGGTTAATTTGGTTGAACAGATTATTGGACTAATAGAACGCGATAATGGTACTGACACAATCAATAACATTGCTGTATTAACACACGTCCACAGATCTATGGATGTATCTGAGAAAAAGCTTCAGTCAAATGACGATAACTCTATATTAAAGCACGTGGAATTATCTTCGGATAATGTATGGTATATACCAGTTGTGGATGGCGGAGTATCTACCTTAGCTAAGGTTAATGGACAAGGAAGTTCATCTATATTACCAAGTAGTAAGGTTGGACAGTCTGAGCTTATTCTGAAGGTTAAAGATGAGGCTGGTGTGGAAAGGAATGTTGTGTTTGGTGGTAGTAACATCGGAATGTTCAATGGAACGCTAACAGATGATAACGCAAGGGATTTTGCTAAATTCTTACTAAAGAATGCAGTTAATGATGATGGAGAGATTGATGGTGCATTTATCAAGTATCTGAATCGCTTTATACTAACAAAGGCACAACCAGATACTGACACTACAGGCATGTCACTTAGGGTTGTTAATTCTGAATCTGGTAGCACACTTGCTGTATCGGTATCATACATTGAAGGTAGAAACGAAGATGGATCGCCAAAAATTATAACCCATGAATACAATATAGGTAAACCAGGTGACGAAAATAGTGTACAGGATAATCAAGCCAAGAACCTCTTGGAAACTATATATAAAAGGTTCTCATTCAATATGAATAAAGAGAACTTTATAAAATCAAATGAGGACCCTAGCGATCTTAGATATGCCGAAGAAGCAACTGAGAAATCGAGCGGAAGGAAAGCTGTTATTTTTATACCTGGTGTGTTTACCGCAATGGACACATCTATCGACGATGTTAATATAGCTAGGGCTATGCAGATAAACGGAGCGCTTATTAGTAGCGTTCAAGCTGGTGTTGGTGGAAAGGTAAAGTTATCTGGTAATAATCCAAATGTATATGTAGATGGTGTTGAAATGTCTAGAATCAAACCTTCATCGGCAACAAAGAGTGAGGTTAGAAAGTTTGGAAAACGCACGTCTACTGGTGCTACAAAGACAGAGAACTCCACCAATGCACAGCAAGATACCATTGAGGCGCTCAACAAGATGGATGACAGAAATGCAATCCTCAACAAAGATAATAGTGTTGTATACTACGGAGCAACATCTATTATTGCTGCTGATTCTGAATCTACTCAATTATTTGGCGGAACTAACAATGATAGATACGTAGGAACTATTGTCGACAGCCTTCTCCGTGTGTACATAGAGAATAGAGGAAGCGATGGCATATCGTCAATTTGCGGTATACGAATAAATAGTGATGGAACCGTAAATGCCGAAGATATTAAGGCCGCCATAAAGTCTGCGATCAAGACGTCTAGTGTTATCAACAGCAATAGGAGTAATGGCAATATTAGCATTGTATTTAAAAAGGGCGTCAATCTTAAGTCGTATTCAGAATTAAGTAGACAGAAGCAAGCTGATGAATTAATAGGACTTTTACTTGCACAGTCAGTCTCTAGGTCGATTACCGGCATCAATAAGAAATATCAAGGAAGCGAAGAAAACATAGTAGAAAACGATGTAGTAATAGAGAAGGGTGTAACCGAAAGTATCATTGACGAGTACGCAGATAGCATAAAAGATGAATTTGAACACATATCAAAACAGATGGTTGATGTGTACAATTCGTTAGGTGTACAAGATGGTGATAAAGTAAAGGTTAAGAGTAATGCTACGGTTGACTCTAATACTACTGTATTGTTCGATGGCCCTGCAATTGTAATTGAGAATGCCGATGAACAAATCACTGTAACCAGCGGAAGTATGTTGCCAGATAGTGCAGTTGGAAAGCATGTTGTATTGAGAGGCGAAGCCGATGTATTAGTTATCAGAAATGATGGTTCTGTTGATATATTTGACTTTAAAGTTGCTGACACGCAAAATACAGAAGCACTGAAGGCGGCGTGTAGCGAAGGAGGTAGATACTGTGGACAACAGAATTTATATAGATACGGAATACAGGATAGCGGTGTAAAGGTAGGCTCAATGAATATTATTGCAGTTGGAGCTGCATTTGACGACGAATCTGGAACTGCATTGTTCGGTGGTGGCGTTGTGACAATTGATGTTGATCGCGTTGATAGTGTTGAACTATCATATAAGAACGACAGAACTGGTATCTCATTCGCCGGTGTTATAAAAAGAACCGGTTCATCTGTTACAAGCAGTAATGAGTCTACTATGACTATACCAACTGGCGGGATGGAGGTCACCCCTACAGATGGTACGCCAGCCGAAGGCGACATAACATCAGTAGAAGAAGCTCTTATTGAGAAGTTTGGTCAATCTAGAGCATACTTTAATTCATCCAGACCACTGTTTGCCGGATCTGTATCTGCTTCATACATAAAAAGAGACTCGGATGGCACTTATATATCAATAGAGGATGTCCCTAGACTCCTTGCTTCAAGTGACCCAATAAGAGCAGCCTTGGTATCAAAGCTTATAGATAAGGTTTCATCCAATGGTGTTAAGAAGATTAGATTGGTGTCAGACCTTGGTTCGTTTGGAAGAACTATAGTTAACGGGTCTAACGATGGTGCAGTTGAGGTTCTGATTGATGCATCAATAATTGAAAACAAGAAGGCATTCGCTGAGACAGTATTCCATGAGTTTGTTCATGCAGCACTTGCTGGAATGGAGAATCCCTCAAACAGAAGGATGGCTGTTCTGTATAAGCGATACAGAGAATATCTTGCTGCTGGAGCTACTGAGCGTGCAATAGCAATGCGTGCAGTAGTTAGCAACTTTGATGAGTTCTTAGCGGAATTTGGAAACAACTCTTCAATGAGAGACTTCATTAGATGGTCTAGAAGAGATAAGGCAATATCTGCCGGATATCCATCTTACATCGCCAAGATTTATGATGCAATATTATCATTTATTGGTGGTATACTGGAATTCTTTGGATTTGCTGATATATCAACAAACAGAGTTAAGTCTATCGTATTTAGCGAACTCTCTGACATGATAACAATTGCAGCGCCAGCTATTGGATGTGCAGACGGTGCAATTAAGAGAGTTTACAATAGAGCAAACTATATAGAGATTAAAAGTGCTACAGATGATGGTGACATAGAATTCATTGCTAGTAAAAAGATATGGGGTATTGTTGACGCTATCAAGACCGTGAAAGAATTTGAACTTTCCAGCCTTGATGAAGATAAGGATATTGATCTGACAATTAAGGCGCTTAACTCCACGATGACTGCAGCATCTGTACTGGCATTATGCAAACCTAAATCTGATACTGTATCAAGGATATGCTCTAGTATAACTAATGGATTAAACACACTTCGTGAACTCCGCGAAGGAAAGATTAGCGCACCAACTATAGAGCAGATCCCAGATCTTCGCGTACTAATCTCTATTATTGATGCAGCAATCTCAGTGAGAATACCAAGCGGCAGCAAATATAGAAATGACAGGGAATTGTATAATGACACTCTTACTGCATTGGCAAATGAAATAAGTGCCGAGGTAGGAAATGAGTCTACATCTCTATACTCAAACAAGAATGTAAAATCAATTGCAACAGCCTTGTCTGTAAGTAGAACTTGGTTTGATGAAGAGCTTGAAAGTATTCTTGATGAGGTTAAGTTAGCGGCCGATATAATGTCATCAAAGGATGCGGTTGTTGTAGATAGATTATCGGAAGCAAAGAAAGATGGTGCATTCGATGGCATTATAGGTGATAAGAGTCTTAGATTAAACCCAGATGCTAGCGGCAACAGACAAAAGATATCATTCTTTGGAACATCACTTGTCTCTAAGATTGAAATCGATGGAAAGACTGTATATGATGAGCGTACTGCGGATACAACATACTTCGTTAGAAACGCCATAAATGCATCTAAGAACGAGTTGTCGAATGACGATATATCTGGTTTATTTAGACATGTAAACACAGCAGCTGAAGTACAATCTATAGTGTCAAGCATATTCTATAGATACGCATCATTGTCTGTAAGTATCGCAGGTGTGAATGATGTTACATTAAGTCCTAGAATCATCAAGTTAGCAATAAAGGCTAAGATAGACAATCTTGCTAAATCAATATTATCAGATCCTAATAATGCAAAAGATTCAGATATAAAGACATATGAAACATTAAGGGATTTATATGATAATATTAGCGTAGGAGAGGGTGCTGACTCTGGTGCTATATCTAATATTGTATCAGATGCAATAAAGAATGTTAATTCAATTGTAAACATACGTAATGAGGGTGATATAGAGTCCGCTGACAACCTGCAGGATATTATCCAATACAAGGAAAATCCTGTGTCTCCGATAGAGACCATGTCGAAGAGAGCTGGATTCTTGCTTTCGTTGATACCAAAATTGAAGATTAATAAAGATGAGTCTATAAGCAATGTGAGAAGTAAGCTTACAGGATTCGACGAATTCTACCAGAGAAGGGATGTATACCAGACATTGCTTGCTGTAACAAAGGGTGCTTCGACACTTGGTGAATTTGTTAATGCGATAGCAATCGCCGCTAATAAAAAATCAAAGGATGCAACTATAGATGGAAAGCGCTATAATCTTGGCATAGTTAAATCGTTCTATGAGATATTAGCAAAGTCAGATGTTGGCAGCAAATTTAATCTAAGGGCAGACACTGGTTTTAATGCTGGACCTGGATTCAGAACTTTCGACCTCGCAAACATATTCGTATTCCTGAATAGAGATGTTGTTAGTACGGTTAGCATAGAGATAACTAATGGAGGATATGAGCTAATAGACATTAAGAATTCTGGTGATTACGCTAGAGTTGAGCTCAATGCGGCATCATCTAGAGCTGGTGGAAACATCCTATCAGCGCTCGGGATATCAAACTACGATCCTACGGATGATAAGCAATATGACGCTATATTAAATCATTTAAGCGGCGAAAAAGGCCTTAGAGAAACCTGTCTTGCTGTAAAAAGAGGATCCCAGATTAATAAAGAGAAACTGTATAATATAATTACACAACTCGGATTTTTCCCATCTCAAGAAGAGCTTGATACTCTTATGGAAGACGTTCGCTCTACTGCAGCAAATCTCGTAGAGGTTATAGACTACGTTGTTGGAACACTAAACGACGATGTTAAATTAGCCGAAGAAGACGACTCTGGTAATGTTGCTTATAGATTTACGTCAAGCATGTACCAGTATCGCGGTAGACTGCATAGAAAAAGTTATAGATCTGTATGGAACTTCGTTAGGTCTTACACGCAAAACAGAGTTGCTGCATCTGATTTCACAACAAGAAACTCTAAGGGTGAAATTGTGAACTTAAATAAGCAAAGTAGCTATATTGAATCTATGCTTAGGAAGATTGCTCTGGCTAAGCTTGCAGCAGGTGTTGGAAATAATTCCATATACGCATCAGAGGCCGAAAAGATTAGTGAGGCCTGCGAACTCAATGGGCTTGTCCGCAATGACATATACACATATTCTGGCGATATGTCAGTATGTCAGATTAATACAATGCGCTTAGCAAAATCTGGTGCATCTACAAGGCCTAGTGATTATAGAAATAGAAGTAAGATTGATTACTTGTACGAAAGATGTGCATTATTACTGAATGGGCACATACTGATGCCTACAATGGCTAGCAACGGCTTTGGTGAAACATTGTACTCAAAAACTAGAGCTTTGATGGTTACCGGGTCCGAAGATGGTAATTCCAGGGATGCTCTTGTGACAGGCGACGGCACAGAAGTAAAAAGAACCAGCAAGCTTCTGAAGGAAATCGAAGCAAGGGCGGTTGTAGAAGCAAATAATGCATTGAGGGTAATAGAAGACTTAATGTCTATAGCTGGAAGCAACTCATCGGAAACATCTGCCAAATATAATGCAATGCAGGATAAAACTGTATTCAAAAAGAACTTCCACTTAAAGAAGACGCCTAGCAAGGTTAATGGCGAATGGTCTTTAGAGGTAGGTGCTGGTGTTACGATGCCTAGATTCGGAAAGATATTCTATGAAGTAAAGGTTAATGGTGAAATAAAGAAGAGATGCCTCGATATAAACAAACTGATTCAAGATAGAATAAAAGATCATGGGTCAGATATGAAGGCTGCACTGACTGAAGCAAAATCGATAATAGAAATTGCTCGTGCAATATACGAAAGAGATATGTCTCAGTTGCTTGAATACAAGACCGAAGATGGCAAGGAAAAGGTTGTAATCAAGGACTCAATAAAGAGTATTGCAGGTGGTGATGGTAATCCGATTGGTGATGCAATTTTGTTTGCTAGAGAGACGTTATTTGACCACGATAAGTATGGTAATAGAGTCGGCGAGCAGAAGGGCCCGACAAAGATATTTAATGGAGTTGTAGACAAACTACTTAGGGTTCTTGCAGATAATACTATAGATACCCTTAAGAGAGATGGCCTATTTGATGATAGCGGCTATGCGATATTCGATCTACCTGGGATTCCGACGCAAAATGGAGCGTACAATCTTAACTTTGATGTCAAAGGAACCGACATCATTAGATACTTCATGGCAATAGAAGGTCTCAACTTGTTATCTTTATGTGACTTTGAGAACTTTTATGGTGTACCATTATCGCTGTTCAAGGACGAAACAGACCAAACCAAGCGATATCAGTCACTTATGTCTACCGGTTCAGAGGGAGGTGTATTTGATGGATATGAGAAAGTGAATCCAGAAGACCCAGATACAGATGACACAATTATGAGTGAGACCACGCTGTCGTATCTATCAATGAAGGACGTGGTTGTGAGTGAAGACACAGAAAGCAACGGTGTATTCGTTGGTGGCGCTGGGTTTAAGATGGAGTCTGTATTTAGGGACTTAGCAATAAGCATAACTGATAGGAGTAAGTTTAATAGTGACGACGATTATAACAAAGCGATAGATGACTTCGTTTTGCTTAGAATGAATGCACTTGAAGCACCAAAGGATGAAGATGGAATTATAAAGTCATCCGATGGAGCGTGCTTTATAACGCTTGACGCATACAAGAAGTACCTCATAAAGGAAGGCAGATATAGACTTAGCGATATAGAGGAATACTTTGAAAGATTAAGCAATGGTGAGGAGTTGAGTAGGCCTGAGTTAATTGCAATACATCAAAGGTGTATACTCAGTCCAATGAAGCTTATATACTGTGGTCAATCTATAGATGAAACTAAGGCCACTGAGGCTGGTACATCGAGCACCACTAAAACAGGTACTGTTACGGCTAGAGTTATGAAGATGGCCGTATTCCCACTTCTACCTGGTATGTGTCAGCCTGGTTCTATTGGAGCAAGATTAAATGAGATAGCAAAAAGGACCGGTGCGGATTTGATTGGCGATAATGAGATTGAAAAGTTTGGTTCAAGTGAAGTCCATGAGATATTTAAGTATAATAAAAGCGATGGATCGATAGGCGAATTAGCTGAGGCCAAAAACAAAAAGATGGTTCCATCGAAGATTAAGTTCCAGATGCTGAGGAGACAGCTTGAAACAAACCCTCATGAACATGCAGAAAGGAAGCTTGGTACTCAGCTTATGGCTATAACGATGGGTAATCTCGTAGATGGCAATAATAAGGAGATAACATTCTATGGTGAGACTGTATCTGGAGAGAAGATTTGTTCAGATATAATGTCGAATATGAAAGCGCTCGAGATGAATGAATACTGCAGATTGTTGTCAGAGTGGTCTATCGCAGATAAGAATGGCGAACTACATATTTCTGTTGCAAAACTCAGAAGCCTCATTGAATCATCCGCTAGTACAAATAACCTTGGAGTTGATGTATTTGCTGCAGCTAGAAAGATTGGAACGGAAGACGCTGTTCCTGTTAGCGTGATAATGTCAAGTTCCTTGTTCAGCGCAAGGATAATGGCAATAGTTAAGCAGAATGTTCAATCCATACAAACACAGGGTGGTGCATTCATTCAGGTTCCACAGACACTGTTTAGAACAATAGACGGCTCTGGTAGGCCTAGACTTAAGCTTAGTAATGAGCATAACGCTATGGACTGCTATGTTTCAATAAACTTATTTGCAGACCTACTTAGTGACGTAGATTGGTCGAAGTGGAGAATTAAGCATGGTAAGGATGGAGGGAATCCTGGTACGTATAGCGTAGCTGAAGCAAGAGAGTATCTTACGGAGAATAAAGTGATTGGAGCTAATGCCGAGCCACTTGGCGTTGGATATCGTGTGCCAACTCAGTCTAAGGCATCTATATCTGCACTTAGGGTTATGGATATAGTTGGAGCTGAATGTGGTGATATAATTGTATTGCCTGATGGATATGTTAATATAACTGGTTCCGACTTCGATATTGATAAACTGTATGTAGCCATAAAGAATAAGTTTATCAGTGTAAACAATGAGGTTATAAGTGCAGAAGAGAAGCTTGATGAAATCAAGCGTAAGATAGATGCGTATAAGGATGTAAAAGACATAACCCTAAAGGCGTTAGTTAATAAAACCCTTGAACTCCAGTCTAGCGTATTATCATCTAATATGATACGCAGTTATATAGGTATAATGACATCCCCTGAGCAATGGGCTGAAACGCATACAACTATTGACTCCGGTAGTACAATCTTTAAAGATGAGGATGTTGGTCTTATCAAGAGGCTTCACACAAGAAACACCGGTATTGATGTAAAGAACATCATGGTTAACGGAGTGGAGAATTCATCGACATCTGTATACAGAAACTCGTTAATGTATCAGATAAATAAGAAGATGGAGAACTCTGGTGCTACAGATGGTATCGCTCCATTTGCATTGGCATCCGTAAACCATGTATATGCACAGATAGCTGGACTCGACCTTAGCGCAAGAGGAAAGGCTATACTTGGGCTTACCGGTAAGGACCGTACATTAAGTGGTGTTAAATCAAGAGATGACGTATATATCACAGACTGGTTGTCATACTTTATCAATGCTCACGTTGATGCTGTCAAGGATCCATATATACTTGACTTCAATATAAACGAAACAACATGGTCAGCTGCTGCGGTATTGCTTAGGGCTGGATTTGGAAGACAGGCATTGTTCCTTATGTCTCAAGATTCAATAAGAGTCCTATCTGCTGCTAAGTCGCTCGGAACATCTGCATCATACAGCAACTACAAGGAAAGAGCAAAAACCAGAGAGTCAAACATTATTAGCAGGTATGTCTCGAAGATGAGGGATACAATTAACATTAGCTTTACTAAAGCTACTGTTGATGATGGTGCTATTAATCCTGCAATAATGGGCAGCGTTGATGCGTCAAAGATAATATCTCCAGATAAGAAGACAGATAGCTCTGATGATCGTAACAAATATATGTTCCTCTCTGATGGATCAATCAACCCTTCATACGAGTTTGGTGATGAAGCAACCCTATTGTTTGGTGATACATCCCCTATCAATGTACGTGTTGGTGATAAGCTGAAATACCAAAACAATCAGATAGCACTCTTGGAGGCTATGGCTGAAATGACGGCAACTGGAGCCAACATTGTTGAGTATACCATATACAAACCAGTACATGATGCAAAGGGTAACCTTACTGGATATAATGAAGAAAATGTTAAACTGAATAAAGCCACATATGCAGCGTGTCAGTTGATATTGATGAGGCAGATGGTTGAGGTTGATAAGATTGGCTCTGAGCTTGATACAGTTGTCAAGTCCTGTCAGGTTGAGCAGGGTAAGACTGGAATTAATGCATATGGATTCGAGAAATACCTTAGCACGATAGCTGATGCGATCAAGCCAAAAGAGGATGGTATGCTTGATACACAGAGCGTAAGGCGAATGTACAGCAATAACCACTTCCTTGACAAGATACTCACAGTTGACTCTATTAATAAGATTTTGTTAAATGGAGTATCCGTTTCAACAATGGACAATGCAACAACCCTGTATGGCGGCATAATGGAAGCTACAGGTAATAAATATTCTACAGACAGGCGATTATCAGCCATGGTTTCATCAGCAATCGAGAACGAATCGTTGATAAGTGCATTGAATATAGACAATGAATACGTAGGTAAAGCACTCTTTGGCGACGGAAAAGACTTATCACTGTCAGCTGGGTCGCTATGGAATGCATTCTGCTCTGCAGTGACAACAGGTGCCGTATACGATGACGTATTCGACCAGTCTACATTGGATTCACTTCAGGCTATGAAGGGATGTAACGTTTGGACACCATGGGGTGTTATCGGCACAGTGATAAAAACTGATGTATTTAATGAGAATAACTCCATATACATAGAAAAGCTGAAGCTTGTTATATCTAGGCTGTACAATGACAATATGAAAATCAAGCTGATGATAAAAGGTAATAATACCTTCATTAACACTCGCGATTTGGTTAAAAAGATTGTTGTAGCAGCCTTGTATACAGGTGGATTAGTAAGAAGCAAGAGTAATGTATTCACGTTACTTATGCCACATGCGGCAAGTGTTCTTGTGGAACTATCCGAATCCGATAATGGAACTCAAGTTGAAAAGAAGCAGGCTAATATTGTTGATAGTAATAGCTTTATTAGTAATAAGAATGTATATGAGTTCATCCTTAAGTACGGAAACTTAAATGGATTAATACACGACTACACGTTTGAGAACGATGGTTCTTTTGATGAATTCGAGGTTCCGGATGTATTTGCATATAAGAAGCCTAATGCAAAGAATAAGATCGTTAAGACTTCAAGTGGAATGCCTGTTATATTCATGTCATCGAACTACGAGTTATACAACAAGACGTTTGTTAGAGTAACCAGAGGTGGCATATCGAAGATATATATGAATATCGCTAGGATACCTGGTTTGGTTGGTGAGAATATTGGCGAAGGTGACAAAACCGGACTGCAGTTTCCATCTGTAAAATACAGCACATCAGGAGAGGGCGAAGAGAGTTTGTCTATTGGACCAAAACCAAAAACAGTTAAACAGGCTTGTATATTCGTCGAGGCACCAATGATGTCATTCGTCAACAATGGGCTTAATATTGTCAACTCAAATGGCATATTTGGATACGATGACAACTTCAACAACATTCTTACATTCGGCGGAGAGTTTATACCATCTGGTAGCAGCACAAATTTATGTATGACATATATTAATGGTGTTGTGAAAAATCTTATAGATAAGTACGAGAGACTGATAGATGGAGATGGTAAAAACAAGAATGGTATAGATACTGACACGAAGAACACAATGAAGGTGATAATAGATCAATTCAAATCTGGTAAAATAATGCTTGGGTCTATGTCCAAAGCAAAAGGCTACAATACTTACGTTAAGAAAAACAAAGGCGGTAAAGAAGTAGAAGAGACAAATATGATAGACATCAATGATGTTATATTCGAGTCCACCGTTGTGTATACACAGGATCCTGATAATACGATCGAAGGGGTTGATACACCAGCAATACTTACGTCCGAGTTCCTTACAAATGTGGTATCAGAGGCTGTGTCATTCATGAATAATGTCATTTCAACATTCAGCTCAGTCGACACCGATGACTTGCTTGTTAGGTCTATGATTGACAAAAAGCGTAATTCTATAGTTAAAAATATAGATAAGATAACAACCGGCATTAACGAAGATGTCGTGTCAAGTACATTAGCCATACTTGATGGCATCGAATTATCAGACGACGATCCATATAAGGATATGAAATCTGATTTTATAGAGAGCTTAAAATCCGCAATAACAAGTGCTGTTGAAAGATCTGATGAGTCTACTATTAAGGTTGGTTCAAGTTTATCTAAGGATAAGCAACCGGGTGTTAACCCTAAGGCTGTTGATAATGGTGAAGTTAATGAAGCAATAGAAAATTGTTTATAATATGAGTAGTAAATGTATTATGCTGTCGCCTGATAGGAGGCTTCAGTATAGAGACAAAATTATGTTAGGTGATCAGGGGGTAGCAATATCCCCTGATACTATTTACGGTATAGTATCTGTATTGCATAACCATGGTGTGATAGACAATGTGAATGACATTGAGAAATATGCTGAGGATGTTAAGAGATACGCTATAGAGCATGGATTAACCGAAGACGGCGGTATTGATCTCAGCGCTGATATCACTAATCTGCTTGTAGGTCATTTGAACGACCTTGGCATCGAGACACATGGTAGCAGCGATATGGAGTCGCATCTGAGACAGCTCGAAGGTAGTGTAGTTCCCAATGGATTTAAACTGCTTCAAAATGGCACTTTGTTGCAAATCTCTGAGCAGAAAAAGTCAGAGATATACGAGAACTATGTCAAACTTATGGATAGAAAACGTGAAGGCAAGGCTGTTACTAGAGATAAGTTTGATTACATGTTTGATAACCTTCAAGTGTATGTAAATGGAGATACATATATATTTGGAGAATGGGATTCTACAAACAATCTGTTTAGAGGAAGGTTAATGTCTTCTCCTAGTATAAGAAAGCTGTACGAATCTCTTGATGTATTACTCGATAGTGTACCATTTATGGCTTCTGTTCCTGAAGATATCGGAGGGATGCTTAGGAAGAAGGGATTATATGAGTTACAAGTAGATAAACCATATAATTTCAGGGGAGAAGAGATGGTGAAACACCTTTACTTTTCAAATGAAAAACTTGCAGAGCGAGTATTCGGAAAGAAGGTAAGCAAAATAACAGCAGATGAGGTTGAAGCTTATGATAGATTCTATAACCAATATAAGACATTACAGAAACTTAAGGCACAATACCTTTCTAAAGATTATACCGGATTGTTCAATACCCTTAAGGAGCTAGGCATATATGATAAAAATGCTTATAACTATGTAAAGAAATTTAAGTCTGGTACCCTCACAGATAAGGAGATGCATGAGGTTATTGATCAAATTATATCAAACTCAAAAAGCAATAAGGTTAAAATAGACTCAGAGGACAGAATAAATAACCCAGAGATATACGATAAGTTAAACACGGAAGTAAATAAGATACTTGTAAAGTATTTGTCAAAGTTTGGTTTTAGCACTCAAATAACAAATGATCTTGAGAAGTTAGGAATAGATGGATACTCAACAATACAGATCTTAAATAAAATTGCATACATAAATCAAAACAAACAAGAGAACTTCCCTGAAGAGGCTGGTACTGTTATTGCTTTTATGATGCAACACAATCCTCTTGTGACTGAAATAATGAGTGACATGAGGAAAAACTCCTTATTTAAGGGACTGTTGTCAAAGGAAGAGCAGTTACAAGCTGTTGGAGATTTGATAGCCAATGAATTACATAAGAGAACAAATGAAAACATACCGCAAACTCTTGTTGAGAAGCTAAGAAACCTCATACGTCAATTCTTTGATTTTCTTTATAAGATTAAACTTAATCGTATAAACAGGAATGTTGGATACATTGTAGATAACATTATGCTTCAAAACGAAGCGTTAGTTACGCAGTCAATGTATAAACCTGGATCCATAGGAAAGCCTCTTACTCGAGTTACACTTGAAAAAGCCCTAAAGTCAGATTCGTTTGGTAATGAGATAGTAGAAAAGCTTTCTGACTATTTTGTGCTTACAGGAAGCGTAGCATTAGCAGAGCAAGGAACAGTATTCAGACCAAACGAAAATCTATTACATGATATAGACTGGGCTTCCCCATTTAGCTCTGAACATAATAAGAGGATCTTTGAGAAGGTATTTCCTAATTCCATATATATACGACAGATATCGAATAAAGAAGAAAGCTATAGCACAGATACATGGCTGGTTGTTCCAGAGGGGTATAGCATTGCCAATTTAATACTTGAGGGAAGCAATAATATTATAGAATCGTATGATATTGTAGATGGCAATGGAAATGTAGTAAATTCATATGAGAATAAAAAAGATGCCAACGGAATCAGACACGAGGGGTTCTCTAATAATGAAGTTATAGGAAAGACTGTAGATGTATTTTCGGATCAGACTGGTAGGCAGTCGTATATGTCTAAAACATTATCAGGGAAGCCGCTGCAGTTATCCTCTTGGCTTGATACCTTCAAGGCTAAATTGGATTATTCAAGACTCAAAGATATATGGGATTACAATAGATTCATTCCTAATGAAAATATAGCATCAGCTGGTACTCCTGCGGATAATGGCAATACAGAATACTTCAAGACCAAAAATGGTGAAGTCTATGGATATGCAACTACAGATGGTAAAATATATCTCGATGAAAGAGTTATAAAACCTGAGCATCCTATACACGAATATACGCACTTGTGGGATAGGGTTGTAAGGTCTAAGAACGAAGCACTCTGGAACCGTGGTGTTGAATTAATGAAGCAGACGAGGCTGTGGAATGAATATCTAAATCACCCTGAATACGGTCAAAGATGGATTGCCGAAGGTAAGAGCGGTAAGGAGCTTGACGATTTGATTGCATCTGAGGTACACGCTAGACTCGTTGGTAAGGAGGGAGAATCCTTGCTTTTGACAATAGCCGCAGAGAAGGGTAGTAGCAATATAATATCAAAACTCAAGCAATGGATACTGGACTTCTGGAAGGAGTTAGGCAAAACGCTTGGCGTATGGACAGAGGATGAGCTTAAGTCGCTTACACTCGATGACTTCGTTAATCTTACAATAAGGGATTTTGCTGAGGGAGCTATCTCTGGTAGAGAAATATCTGACGCTAAGCTTAGTTCCGTATCTACCGAATTTTCTATAGGAGCAACACTTACCGATGAAGAGGTTACAAAGCTTGATTCGGAGCAGAGGAAGCTTCTTGATCAGCTTGAGGGTGCAGATAAATTGATTGCTGATGATATACTTAGGAATAATAATGACTCTAGTCCAGTTGCTTTAAGTAGAGATAGGTTTATATTCTATCTGAAGTCAGGTCTTCCTATAGCTGGCATGAAGACCATGATTGATGCTATAAGCAAGCAATACCCAGATAGAGACCCATATGAAGTGTTAGCAGACTTTGCGTTGGAATCATATAATAACCTTGCAGAGAAGTATAAGGACGACGTAGAGTCATTGTGGGCATATACCGGTAGGAAGCTTGAGTCGATAGCATCTAAAGCCAATGTGAGGGCTATTAGACTAGCAGTAAAAAATCCTATATCTAAGTTCGTAGCTTGGTGCTTATTTGGATTAAAGAGGTTTGCTTGTGATATTCTCACATGGGTTGCGGACTTAATAAGACCACAAAGAAGATTTAATGGCTATGGTGATGTTGTAATGTATTCGATATTACTTGGGTCCAGAGACTTCGTTTCAGTTCATAATAAGTTAAGAGGCAGATGGAACTCAGTCATAGATAAGAATATTAAGGAGCAGCTTGTTTCTGACTACATTCAGTTAGATAACAAGGTTCAGCTGTTCTTTAAGAATGATGGTCGTATCTTCGATAAGACTGAAATCACAAAGCCAGATGGTAGTAAAATCACATACAGAGAACTACAGACTAGGCTTAATAATATAATATATGGCACTCCTAAAAAAGAGGATAAGGGCAAAACAATTGTTGGGTTACTCGAGGAGTTAGGTGTTTTGTCTCAGGTAGGTAAGGATTTTGTACTTAATACAAATAATCCAGACTCTATAACTACATTTAATATAGTTATGAATGAGATTGGGTTTAAGTTCGGATTGTCACTGAACGATATGTGTAAAATCGCAGAAGAGTGGGGTCCTGGTAAGAGGAGATTGCTAGTTAGAGATGGATTGATTGCCTTAATAACCGAAAACAACTTCCTTGGTCAGAAGAATGTAGACATTATCAAGAATGCCAGAGAGGCTATGGCTAAGATACTGTCATTCAGGAAGACAGAAGCTACTAAAGTCAACAACCTGCTTAAAGCAATCGGAAACAACCTTAACCTCGAGGTACGTAGGTCGCTTGTTGACATGCAAAGAAAAGCAAACGACTTATCTGCTATAAATGAGCTCGACACCATAGATAATACAGCTAACTCAATAAACAATATGGTCGATTACTTCATGGACGACCTAACAAGTCTCTTGAGTAAATATCGCAACGATACTGCAGCACAAGAAACATCTGATGGTGTCGCCGATTATCTTGCTGAGATGAATAGGCTATATAATAAGTACATTGCTGTCATGGAGGAGATGTCTAAAGACCTTAGACAAATGATTGGTGATAATAAGAATCTGTTTAGAGAGAATGGTGGGTTCTTGTTTAATGTTCTAAGCGAAGTTGTTGGCAAAAAAGATAAGGATACAGCAAGAACACTTGTGAATGCTATCTTTGATAATATCTTTAGCAAGATCATAAAGAATGATGATGCTGTTAGCTTGTTTAACTCTGTAAGAACAGAGATGCTTGAGAAGTTTTATTCTAATGTAGCAGATGAACACAACTTAAGTTCATCAGCAAGGGCATCTCTGGTTGCATATGCACATCACTTTAAGGATGATATATCCTTTGTAAATAGATATGCTGGATTCTGGAGTGAAACAAAGAACCAGGCATTGCAGATTGCTGCGAATAAGATAGGTGAAGCCGCATCTAGAGCTGCCATCAAATCTAGACGATTCATGCTTGACTTAGATAGACTTGCTGATAAAGCACATAAGTCTGCTGGTATAACATCAAAGGAATTTGTTGAACTTGACGATGATGGAGTACCAACTGGCTACTTCATATCTAAGTATAAGATTGGAGAATTTGAAAAGGAGATTGATAAGGCATATGATATCATTCTTGAAATCATAAACAATAGACACAAGAATGAGGTAGGATACCCAATTGGGTCCGTGGAGGATATAACCACATTGCAGCAGAAGAAGGAGTTTGCTACATTATTTTCACAGTGGAAATTCCATGGCTCAAAGGTTGAATATGATTCAAATGGCAAACCTATTGGCTTCTCTGGTGATAGAATGGTTGATATAGACCTATCTATATATAAGGTTGGTGAAAACGCAAACATATCAGATGAAGAGGCTTTAAGGAATGCAGAGGAGCATGATAGAGCATTTAATGATTATGACGATTACAACTACGCCATATTAAATGCATTGCGTGAGCAGGAGCGCATCATATTATCAGCACATAAGGATGGTAGCGCAATAACATCTGAGGAAAAGATGGAGCTCGATGCAATAGCCGAATCGAGAAGAAGACTTGGGTCAATCTATAATATAGATGGTACGCTAAAGAGTCCCGACGAACTTGAGCATGTAAAGAACTTTAATGATACAAGAGATAAGCTTGCTAAGCTGAAGCCAACAGCATACAATGAGGATAAGTTTAATGAGGACTTTAATACTGAGTTGGAAAGAATCAGTAAAATCATCCATGAAGAGATAGATAAAGACCCAACATTAACTGATGGCGATAAGACTGTATTCGATACTAGACTCCAGGATGCAGCTACTACATTGTTAGCTACCGGGGATAAGGTTGACGACAAGGTTGGTGATATAATATCATCATACGTCGATGAGGCCATGGATTTGCTGTACAAATGGACATCAGCTAGACGCTTTAAGAAGACAGAAGGTTCATTCTATAGAGCTCTTTCTAAGACCATCAGAAAGGATAAGGGATTCAATAGGGCTGCTGACAAGTACGACAGAATGCTCGTAGGAATATGTAGGGCTGCTATTAATAGAAAGAGAACCAACTTATCTAGAATAGCATTATCACCAGATGGTACGTATGTCACTCAGGAGATAAATGACCTTGAATACGAATTAGACCTTGCATATGACAACATAATAAAGTCTACTGGTGAGACTAGAAAGAAATACAAGAAGCTTGGTATAGATGCAATGAATGACCTCTTCTCTACAGGAGATAATAAGGCTATAGTTGAGACATATATTAGGTCTCTTGCGTATATCAATAAAAGACTCGTTTATACAGTTAATGGCGTTAAAACGCAAATTTCAAGCCTTGATGACGCTGATATAGATATCGATTCACTTGCTGAGATTATTAAATTAGCAGTTGGTGGTGATAAGGATGCCATGAAAAAACTGTATGATAATGACGTTCTCGGTGTCAAGGCTACAGACCCTTCAGGTAGTGTCTCAATAGAAGACTATTATGGAGAGATAGAGTTTGATTCTATAGCTGAAACAGTATTGAAACCACACGCAAAAGTTGTGATGGATAAACTGTTAAGAGAGAGGGATGATAATATAACAAAAAAGAATAGCTTAACGGCGTCTGCCGAAGAAAAGGAAAATGCTAAACGTAATATAGACAACATCAATCAGAAGATAAACGACTTCTACTATACAATAAACTACGGATACGCTAGAGTAAGGAGATATAAATCATCCTTATCTACAGTTGCCCCAATAGCAAGACGTATTGATGTAGATGGATTCCGTGATGAGGATTTATATAGCTTTGGTTATTCAAGTGAGTATATAGTAAGAGCATCTGAGGATGATTCACCATCTGTAAGAGGATTAAGACCAAATAAGGATGATAGCAGATTCATTAATCCTAAGTTTGATGAGCTTATGTCAAATCCAGACGTAGCCAACTTCTACAATGCAATGATAGCAAAGAAAGAGGAATTGGATATAATGAATGGAATGCCAAATCCAACTGAGTCGAAACTTAGGATACCAATAAAGGAAGTTGAATACAAGGAGACCAACTTCGCTGCATCTGTATCTAAGCTAGGAAATGCATTATCTGTTGCTGACAGGAACCTCACAAATGGACAATATCTGTCGCTTAAGATTAAGGAAGAGGGATTCTCAATTAAGTCACAGTCTGGTATCTTATTAAAGAGGGCTATTACTCCAATGTCTAGACGACTTGAGGATATGCGACAGTGCTCTACAAACCTATTGAATTCAATGACAGAATACTCTGATAAGACATTCTTACTTGATGAGCACCTAAAGGCAATGGATGTCACTGAGTCAATAATGGGCGGATTAGCTTCTGGCTCTTCACAGATACAGTCTGGCGTAGAATCTAACGCATCACTTGACCCTAGCAGAACCACATCTGCTAGAACAAGACAGGTTTCAGATGACCTTAATAAAGCTGTACGTCAGAGAAATAGGTCATACTCTGGATCTCAAACAGAAGCCGCATATAATGATATTATAGACACAGCTGTGTTTGGTATATATACTATATCTGCTACAACAAATAGAAAGGCAATGATAGCTGGTAAGATAATCAGAGCTGTATCAAGATTGATGTCTGCATGTCTTATCAAAACAAAGGCATTGCAGTCAGGAACCAATACAGCTCAGGTTGTGGAGAACGTTCAAGCTAAGCAAATTGCTGACCCAAATGTTCACTCTAATAAGATAAGAGCATCTAAGTATCAGGCTCTTGATGTGGCATCTCAGATTGCAGACAATCATAGATTTGCTAAGAGGTCAAAGGTTGGTTATTTGTTTAACATATTTGGTCTTAGTCAAAACAAGAAGTTTGATAGGATTGTAAAGGCTGGACCACTTGGTGGAGCTGCAAACGTATTAATCTCAGGTATAAACGACTTCGTTAATGAAGGCCTCAACCTTCCAGGAACATTATTAGTACACAACACAGCTGTACTTGAAAGAATGTTTGACTTCGCTATATTGGAATATACAGATAATGGAGAAAAGAAGGTTGCTATAGTTCAGAAGACCGAATACGAAGCAATAAAGGCTAAGTTGTCTGAAGAGGATGCGATGAGGCTGATGAAGTTTAGCCAGCTGAAGCGCTTACCTGATGTAATAACAATGAATGACGGATTCCCTGATATAGATAAAAAATATAAGGAGGTTGTCGAAAAGAACGCTGGTAGAATAGGACAAATACTTAGAGCATATAGTGCATTTGCAAAGAGTGCTGTGTCACAAGATGAGCAAGGAAAGTTATTTACAGACCCATCATTGCAGTCTGTATTCATATTCAGAACATGGATATTACCTAAGTTCTATCAGTTGTGGGGTCATACATTTACTGGTGCTTCATACAACTATAGAGATAAAAAGCTTGTAATGGGCGTTATGGGTAGTTGCTTATCAAGAATGCTTACATTAGGTATATACAACCCACTACGTAATGCCGCACTTAATACATTTGATGAGGATACCAGAGATATATACCTGCGTTATGCAAATCGTGAATCAACACTTGGATTCGTATATCAGGTTATGCTTGGTGCATGGTACACTGCATTATCAAGTGCAGCTCTGTTACTTAGAGCTATGGACCCTGACGGTGATGATAGAAAGACATGGTGGAGAAAGTATCTTGAAGCATGGGCTATAAAGACAGCGTCAGAGCATTTTGATACAACTACAATGCTTGGTATATTACCAACATTCAATAAGGTATCATATCTCGACCTTCTTGCATACGCATTCTTCCAGGAATCTGTAGAAGGCGCTAGATTCTTAGCGAATGAAGCTGGCTTCGACGCAGAACCTAGTGTACATAAGTCTGGTGAGTATAAGAATGCATTAAAGGCTGAAACTATATTCTTCAACAACTTTGTACCATTCTCTGATATATTTATATCTGGTAACGATAGAGCATCCGAGATACACTACCTGGTTGGTAATGGTGGTGCTGCTGGATTGTTCTATCAGTTCATACAGGATATGGTTGTTAATAAGGATGAGATAAATCAGATAAGAGGAAGACTAAAGGAAGTATATGAGAATGAGATTAGAACTGGCTTGCAATTAAAGGATGCCAGGGACAGTAAGATAGATAGAAATATCATCCAGTACGATGTTCCAATTATTGCACAAGGATTACTTGCATTGAACGGAATATCATATAAAGACGGTATTCATCCAGAAGTAGACCCAGATAAATACATCAAGAATGGTAAGCCAACTCTAGTTGGTAAAGCTATAATAGCAAATGAAGTATTTAAGAAGACTACCGACCTCAATAGTATTACTTCATATTATACAGAATCTAGCATGAACTTTGATGATGATTTTGAAGCTCCAAGTCTATACGATAAAGATGATTCTAACTATATGAAGATTAAGGCAAAGAGGATGGCTTATGAGGTTCTAAATGATGCAATGAAGCCATATGATACCAAGTTCTTCATAAATATGGCTGACCTAACAATCGATGGCCTTAGAGTTTCCGAGGAGATTGCGCTTAAGGGGCTTAAAAACAAATATGAAGGCCACCCAGACCAATTAAGGTATCTTCTTAAGAAGAGTGACGAAAAGGTTGCAGATAAGATGCATACACTTATAAATGGTGGATACGAAAGGTATAATGATGAAGATGACAATGAAACAGAGTCTGTTAAATGGATGGATCTTCTTGGCATAAATATAAACGACGGTCAATATAAATGGTTAAGAGATTTCGTTAGTAAAAATTATGTCGATGATGAAGACGATGATTAATAGTAAAACAATAAGGGGAAGCCTAAATGGCCTCCCCTTTTTTGTTGTATATATCCATATCTTTTTGCAGCTTCTTACGTATCTTAAATACCACTTGTCTGCATGAATTATAACTTAGTCCCCATATACTCTCTAGCTTATCATAATCAACATCCGTCTTAACCATATCCCTAAGTCGCCTCTTCTCCAGTGATGTAAGCTTTCTTATTGCATACTTAAGAGATTCTCTCATTGGAACTGATTCCTCAAATGGGTCATCTATAAGATCAAACTTCTGCTCTACTCTCTCATAATACTGGGTATTGGTATCGCGGCTTTTCTTCCTGCGATTAAACTCCCTCCATGATATAGTGCCTATATATGACCTTAAAGACCTTAGATTCACATCTTTCTTAGCTATACGTATAGCCTTCATATATGAATCATCTATAACCTCATACGCAAGCTCTGAATACACATCAAACTTGCAGATATACCTAAAGGTAGTCCTCTTCACGTTGTGATAGAAGGCTACCTTTTCTGCTTCTGATAGCTCCTCGTATCTTTTATTAAGATTCAGTTGCATATCTCATAAATCTATTAAACTTACCAACTGCATTTGCTGCCATGAATACGTCAAACCCACAGTCTGATAATGTCTTGTTGTATTCATCTGTTAAAGCCATATCAAATATAGGCTCACCATCACGAATACAATCAAAAAACACAGTTGCTGGTGTATGCAATGCACCTGTTTCTCTATTTAGCACAACCATTACACCGTTTGACCCATCTTGCATTATTATAGCACATCTATCGTCTGCTATAAAAGCCTTGTTTTCGTCTATATAAGCCGCTATATCATTCATACTGTAAGATTTATCATTGTTAATACTAAAGTGTCTTAAATCGCAAATTTGGGGCCTCTATGAGGCTGTTCTGGTTCTAGCCATATACTTGATTGTGAACACTCCACTTCTATCTATTGTAGCAGTAGGCATTTCATCAAAATACAGGCCTACCACACCAGGAGAATGCTCTGGAGCTGATACCATTATAAGCTTATCCTTTACAACAAGCTTACCATCCTTATACAGGGCTATTTCCTTACCTATAAGGCCTGCTCTATCTATCTGATATTTGGTTGCTGGCACCTCTCTTGGTACCAAATTTTCGCTCTTCATATACTAATACTATTACTGTTAATACTAAATAAAATAATACATTGAATCCTACTATACCTAGTAGTGTTAGTGCTGTTTTCATTTTCTATGCAAAGATACTACATATTTTTAAGATATGCAAATAATATCATCTTTTTGTTATCTCAACTAAGTATCCCCACGTGTAATCATCGTAATCTACGTAGAGATGTGTAAGTCCATTGCAGTTCTTATAAATGTCGTACTGAAATCTAACTCTCATTCTAACGCCATTCTTATCTGTACACAGGAAGTATGTACCATCTGCCCTATCCTCATTGATATCATATATGTAGTACACTTGTATATCCTTTGAGTATAGGACTATAGTCTTATCATCTGATGATATGAATCCAGTTATCTCAGATGGTACCCACTTGGTGTACACTTCTGTCTCATTGTTCCTCATACAGAAGTATTTAGCCTGTATTTTGTAGTTTTTGCTATATACTGGTGAAAGCATGCAAATAAAAAAGAGAGCCACTAGGACTCTCTTTATTGTGTTATTTAAGCTTATCATAGATATTATTCAATATAAGGATTAATACTATTATAACCATTGCTGCCATAAGATTATACATGTCTTACTTCTTTTTACGTGCCATTGATACATACCTATTCAAATACCATATAGCTTTCTCTACATCTTCAAGTTTGTTGAACTTCTTATTGCATCTATATATATATTTGAATGCATTGCCTAAGCAGAATGCCTTAACAGCCTCATCTCCATAGCAGTCTTCCATCACATCTATACATTCAAACTTACCCTCATAGTGTGGTGGATGGTTAACCATGTCTGCGGCTACCTCACTTGGAGCCTCTGACGTCTCATTTAAGGACTCAAATTTGCTCTCTAAGGGCTTATCTACCCTTTCATAGTAAGAAGCATCAGTGAGCACTGCATAAGCCTTAGATGCAAGATTTTCCATGTCTGGATGGGGCCTACCTGTAGTACCTTTAAGTCTCAAGTCAAAGAAATGTTTCCAGTCATCAAGGAATCCAGTCACTACAACCTCTGTTTTAAGGCAGTTTGGGAGTATAGACCTAGCTTCTTGTGGTGAAAGTGAGTTATCAAGCATATCTTTATATGCCATCTCTGCGGATAAGCATTGCCAGATGAATCTAACTCTATTACTATTCTCCTCTAGGTCAATAACTGCATCGCCAGTATATGCCTTGAATGATTTACTGTCGAAGTTGTACTGCCCTGGGTTAATCTGTGACTCAAGGAATGTTGGCAGTATATATGTGAGCTCACCGCCAAACTTGCCTTTACTATAGTTGCAGTATCTAGTAGATTCCTGCGCAAATGAGAATACTCTATGTCTTACCAACTCATGTGATATACCTCTGTCGCATGTAAAACGCATGGTTATACGCTTTGCATGGTATTCTGTAGGCTCATTAATCAACATATACAGGTCATCTTCCCAGCCATTCTCTATAATCACACGATAATTGGTCGTGATAGCCTGACCATCTGCCCTAACCTCTGAGTATTTGTTTGCAGAATACTTATCTCTTATAGCCTGGAAGTCTTCGCTATCAACAGGATTCCAGAAATATACTGTACCATGCTCAAGCATTGCATAGTGCTTAGACTTAATCATCCTATCTACAAATGCCTTATGATTTTCAGCCATCTTACCTTCGCTCTTGTAGCAGGTACGACCAGCTATCTCTATTTGCTCATATATACCACACAATCCTGGTTTTTGCTGTATGAGCTCAGCCTTACTTTCAATTAACTTCATATATTATTATACTAAAATCCAAAAAGCATACAAACTCCAATGAATATTCCAGTGCATACTGCTGCAACTGCAATCCATAACAACATTATTGTAAATACTGTAAATGCAAATACTAAGTTAAACTTAATACTACGCAAGCGTTTCAATGCCTTCACCTTCATAATATTCTCTTGAATGGTCCCACAAATTATTATCCATATGCCACTTAATCTGCGTAAGGATTGACTTAATCTGCTCCTCCTTATCAACCATACCGTTAAGCATATCAAATACCTTTACTTCCTTAGTATCTGATGTATCAAATGCTATTATGTAGCATCTGAATGTAAACTCATCAAACTTATACTTATAGAATCCATTATCTATAAGATACTTAAGAGCCATCTTATAGAACTGCATCTGTCTAAAGTAGTCGTATGTATCAACTGAATCCTTAAATGTTGCTATATGTGATGTAGTCTTCAAATCTATAAGTGTAATAGTCTTAGAATCCTCATCTATTATTACCTTGTCAAGCAGTGACTTGCAATCAACACCACAGCATTCCCAGTTGATGTGATACTCACACTCTCCTTTAGTTTCTAGTAATGTCTTTGCGAACTTGTGTTTCATTGCCTCTTTGTATAGGTCTTTGATTTTATTGAACTGACTCCATGTGAGATACTTTCTGCCATCGCAAGACTGAATGTACGTCTTATATCTAAGCAATAAAGCTATAGATTCAGATGCTATCTTATCGTCACTCTTACCTTTGGTTGCGTAAGATGCCTTATAAGCCTCAAAAGCTGCGATTCTAGGGCCTCTCTCCCTGAGTCTGATAAACTCTTCGCAGAAGGCCTTTTGTTGGCTTAAACGAGGAATTTCGAAGTCTGCAATGCGGTAGGTGTGCTTAAATTCATCAGGCTGTAAAACATACATGTGCAAAGCCGTTCCGAATTCTAATGAGGTTTTACTTTCTTGCTCTACATCTTCGGTCATCATCTTGTGAAATAGTCGCGGAGACTTAAGAAAGTACCCTAAAGCAGAGTTGTTCACCCTACTTTTGTCTGTGTAATAACTGTCTGTTTTCATATAATACAAAGATATTAAAAATTTCTGAACTATGCAAACTTTTATTATACTATGTTTTTGGTTTTCGTTTGCAAAAATCTAGTTTAGATTGGTTATGGTGAAAGTTTGCGAGTAAAAAAGGGGCATCTGTGGAGGGAAATGGCAGTAAACCCCCACAGATGTTGCTCCCCTCGAAGCTGCTAGGATTTGCAACTTCATATGTGCTCTCACTGAGAATCGAACTCAGATTTAGGGTTTAGGAAACCCTCGTTCTATCCATTGAACTATGAGAACTTGGACTGGATGAAACGCTATCTACCGCGTAGATGTTGCGTAAAGCTCCAGTCTCTACCTGGCCCGTTTTATAAAACTCGCTTTGACCTATGTGCATAGGTAGAACCTCGGAGTAGCGATAACACGGTGCTTTAATTAATTTGTGCGAGGAGCTGGATTCGAACCAGCAATGATCCTACCACCATAGGCTGTTCGGGATCCTTTTGACATCCTGTCTACCTATTTCAGCATCCTCGCATTTTATTGTTTTAGAGCAGACTTCCTCCGTATGAAACTTCTTTGATGTCTGTTGCTGCCCACTCGATGAAGTCATTCAGAGCTTGTGGGTCTACGTCGTACTTATGAGCTTCCATTTGTACTATCATAATCCACAGCTCCTTCTTCATTTTGTCTGTTTGATACATCTCGTTTGCCAAGAGGAGGAATATCATTTCTAATTCCTTATCTTCCGCTTTAAAGATGTCGAGTATTTCGTTTCTTTCTGTTATCATATTTGTGCGTTTTATGCGTAGACTGATTGCCAGCCTTTATACTTCTCGAACCTTTTGTTCTCTCTGTCCTGAAACCTGTCTCTTTTTGATGTAGACATCTGTTTCTTCTTGCCGTTTCTTTCGAAACTAAAACCTGATCTTGTCTCGAACTCTGAGTCTTTGTATGTTTTTGCCATAATTTGATTAAAATGGTAGTTGTAAATCTATGATTACCTTCTGAAGCTCTATTGCTTCGTTGATGTTGTTGTAGAATGACCCATGGAATGACGAATCTATCTTTAGTCTACTGAGCTCTTTTGTCAGCATTGATTCTATTATCATTCTATAGATCCTCTGTTCGTTTGCTAGATCAATCCAATCTTCCTTGATCTTTCTTCTTATCCAGGTTATTGTGTTTAACTTGTCTAAGAAGTATGCTTCTGTTGATATTATAGGAGGGAACAAGATCTTATACGACCTCATTCCCTTCCACTCTTTATCCTCGCTTAGGCTCCATGCTTTCGCTTGAATTACCCTTTGCGGAATCTTCTTTCTTGTGCTTACTAGAAACCCCGTTTCCGTCACTTCCCTTAGGATTGTCGGACTTAGGTTTATCTTCTTGTTTTCCGTTATATACGGATTTAGTATCAGCTCCATTTAACAATCTTTTAAGTTCTGTTTCTGCTGCCTTTGAGCAAGCTTTCAATGTATCTGTGAATGTCAGTCCCTGCGTCTGCAATACTGTGTTACGGACCTTCACTGCCCCCTTCCATCGGATACCATCACGTTCGAGCTTAACGCTCTTAACGTCTGATGTGTTTGAGATTGTCTCTGTGTCTGCGATCTGTGATGAGATTATGAGGTTCATCACGATTACGATTGCGAATAATACTATTGCTAATGTCATAGTTTTGGTTTTACTTGTTAATACTCTCTGTGGAAGTTCTCGAATTTACCTCCAGACCACATGCATAACTCTTTGATGTTGCGGCTTCTGTTACCAACCAATAGACAATGGACCTTTACCTTCTTTTCCAGTATAGTATCCATCATTCTTCTACTGATATCGAATGCACCATCTGTAAGAATCACGATTTCTGCTCCAGGCTTATCTTTCACCATATCTGCAGCCTTTATGATTGCATGTTGGTTTTCTGTTCCACCTGGATAGTTGTGGTTTCTCTTTTTTATGTATTCTGCTATCTTGTTATTCGCAAGCTTTAGTGGATCTACACGATCCCCCATTAGAATAACGTCTTCTATTGTCATCTTTCCAGCAGCCTCCTCCTTTAACATTGTTATGATTGCAGCTGCTGCCCATTGCTCTGGTTCTCCACTCATTGATCCAGATACGTCTTCGACTATTACAATATTTGCTGCAGCATACTCTCTATCGTACTTTCTTTTTACGATATACTCATTTGTTGCAACCTTGCTTGCGAATACCATATCTGGCATTGCATACAGTTCTGGCGTAGCCTTTTGCAAGTCTTTCGTGGACTTAGCTACATTCCTCATCGTTATTTCGCCAGGCCTCTCAACGAGCTTTCCTTCTCGTTTTATGAAGCCTACTTTGTTTATGCAGGATGTTAGCATATCCTTTACTTTGGATAAGTCAGTCCATTGATCTTTAACGATGTCTGCTGCAGTTATTTCCTCTCCGGATGGATCTCCAGAATCCTTACCTCCCCTCATTTTATCCCCATCTTTCTCCCCGTCCATCATTTCTTTTGCCGCTTCTGCGTTTTTAAGTTTTTGCTTTACGCTATTTGGGCTTTCACCCTTAAGTAGCATTTGAACTGATGCCTTTGCTTTCTCCATTGGGCTTATCTTGCCTCTGTCAATCTTTTCTCCGAGCAGGAAGTCTTTAACATTTTTGTTGCTAATAAACTTCTCTGAAGACATTCTGATGCCCTGCTCGGATGCGACATCTCCACCGAGGACTTTGTTCAACACCTGTCTAAATGCAAATTCATTTGCATCTCTTTCCGACCTACGTGTTGCTGTTCCATGTTTCGGTGGATCTATCACTTCGCTAGCCTGCCGTATCTTTGCGCTTTCATACGTATAGTCTACGGCATCTCTTATGTAGTTACTTTTCATATGCTACTTGCTATACGATTTACCAGATCTTTCGCGTGCTCAACGACGCTGTCTTTTTGGTTGTAGACTTCGTCATGAACGTTCATTCTTCCTACGTTCTTTATGATCTCGTTGAGTTGCGATATCTTCTCGACGCTGTCTGTGTGACTGTCGTCCTCTATTTCTTCTATCTTGCCGTATGCTTCTTGTATCTTGGAGATCTCCTCACTTATCATCATGTCTCTTCTCATGGTCTCGTAGGTGTCTTCCATACCAGCCAATCCGTGGACAAATGATATGTTGTTTAGGATATCCTCCACATTGCTTGAGCCTGCACTTAACGCAACCTTTGTGGCTGCTATTGCGATTCTCGGACAGATGCATTCCTTCTTCTTGGATATTGTCTCCAAGATTCCAGACATTGCATTGATAATCTTCTTGTCTTTGTCTGTGCTTGGCTTAAACCTTCCATGCAGCAGCTCCATGTAGTCACTTCTTGTATGTGAGCTCCACTTATGTTCCAACTCAATTCTGAATCGCTGCATAAGAGCCTCTGCATATGGACCCATCTGGCTTACCTCCTCTGGCGATTTATTCGTCAGTGCGATTACCATCTTGGTTCTGATTTTCTGCCTCTGAGATCCCTTTCTGAATTCTCTTGCTTCAAGAGTATCCTTAAGTGAGAGTAATGCATTTACCTGAGCATCCAGCAACTCCTCAAATACTACGATAGGGTAGTTTATGAAACTGTCCTTGATGTTGTATCTGAGCTTGCCTTCCTTCATGGCTGGTATGTCTATACCGCCATAGAGTTTTGACTCGTCTGTATCTTCACCGCATGACATGATGAATGACTTATCCATTATGCCTGCTGTTGTGAGGATCTCACGAATCATATCTGACTTACCGTAGCCACCAGGACCAAAGACTATTAGGTTCTCCTCGTTGTCTATTGCTATCTTGAGGGCTTTGGCGAATTTTTCTGACTTTGTGAATTTCTTCTTCAACACTGACTCGATATCAATGCTCTTTAACTTCTGGAATACCTCCTCGTCTGTTGTTGGATCTACTCCCAGAATTTCGTTGATTACTGCGTCTTGTTCTGCCGTTGTTTCTATCTCTTTGTAGGCGCCAACTTTCTTGTAGCCTTTGCACTCTTTGATTGTGCCGTTTCTGAAAATTGATATTGCTGTTCCGTTCTCCTCGTAAACAGACATGTTTGATGTTACCTCGTCTACTATTCTCTTCATTTTATATTTTGATTAAGATTTCTGTTGGTTTGATTGTCACTGTTCCGTGTACCTGAGAATAACTCATGTCACCAGTTATTACTGCCTCTCTGTTGTTGTACTTGGCTGTAATCTCCTGGTAATTCTTTGTCTTTTCTACGATTATGCCATCTGGCATTACTTTGAAAAGCTCATCTGTAAGCCTTTCGATTTTTCCTCTGATTGTTGTTTGCATGTTTTTGATTTTATTTGGTTGATTATAAACAATGAAGGGCTAGCCTCCGTGGAGACTAACCCTCTATTGTGTTCTTTAGAAATTCTTTTGCGGTTTCTATTCCGTGGTCTCTAACCAAGTCGGAGATATCTTTACTATTATATTCTTCTGGTATGAAGATTGCTGTTGCTCCGTACTCTTCGGCTAGTTCCTTGCCTCTTTTTAATCCCGTCTCGTCGTTATCGAACAGGACGTATATTTTGTGTCCTTTAATGACTTCTTTTGCCGTACATGAAAGATCTGATGTTTCTGACTGGGGTGCTATTGCATTATATCCCAGTTTGTCTAGTACCATTACATCCTTTAAGGCTTTAGTTATAACTATAGGCTCATTGTCTTTTACCTTTAGCTGCTCAAGCCCAAAGACATCACTTTTCGTAACATTGGATTTCCATTTCATTGCTGGTGTATCTGGTCTGTACACCTTTACATGGTCGTTTACTATTTCTGCAAACATTAATCCTTTGTTGTTTGTTGTCTTTATATCATTGATATAATAGTGTTGTAGAGGAAACACATTGAACTTCTTTAAAGACTGCTTATCTATCCCGAATTGCAGCCAATAATCGAGCTCTCTTTGTTCCCATCGTTTCGTTTTTATCTCAAGGTTTGTTTCCTTTCTTGGTGTTAGTTTGTATATTTTCCTCTCCTTATACGCATTGTCTTGCGTTGATGACCCATAGATGAACATCTTTATAGCCTCAATGTTCGTAGAGTTGATGTATTTACCTACGAAGTCATATACGTTTCCTGCTGGCTCTCCTGAGCCAAAGTCCTTCCATTTTATGTACCCACTTCTGTGTCTAAAGAACGATAATGATGGTCGCGTTTCTGGTCTGAAAGGCGATTTGTAGAGATGGGACAGTTTTATTGAATGCCCCATAATCCTCTCATATATTTCGATCTCGTTCATCATAGGTAGTCTATTCCATCTGCGCTAACCTTTATTGTTGGATCCTTCTTGAATATGAATGTTGTATATAGTGATGGTCTTTTATTCCTCTCTACTCCAGCATCCTCTAGTTTCTTGAAAAATATCTCATCTTCATACATTGTCTTTGATGTTGATGAGAACCTAACTTCCACTGCCTTTCCGGTATCCAATACGCTTTGCACTTCTGGAAAGTTGTTTCTTAATTTCACACCTAATTCTTGCCAGATGTATGCTTTCGCTACCATTCTTGCAAACTTTGGTATGTAATAAAGCAAATACCCAAATCTTCTTCTCATATGCTAAATTTTCTGTTAACATATTTGATTTGATTTGGATCTTTTTGGTGCTGTTTGAAATTTGGGAGACTGAGCTGACTGCCAGTCTCAATCCCCCTTATTCACTAACTAAAAACTAAAAAGGCAGGTCGTCAGAATTCTTCTTCAGATCCTTTATGTTGTCAACTTCCTTCTCAGGACGTACGATAACATCTTTTGCCAAGATACGGATCTTTGAATTGTCTTTCGCGATCGTCATTGGCTCGATAAATGTATACCTATATCCACCGGCCAGAACTACGTACCCGTTCTTGTTAAATACAGCTTTTACTCTTACGAGCTTTGTTTTGTCTGCCATCTGTACCTTTGTGATGAACCAGTTTGCAAGCTCTGTGAATGTCTCCACATTAACCTTCAACTGATCCTCTGGGTAGAAGCAGCCGAGAATGTCAAGCAGTCTGCTCAAGAAGCCTGAACACTGGCGTTCATAGTCTTCCTGTGTGTCTGTCTCTCTCTTCTCTGGTTCCCACTCACTTGAGACGAGCTTAGCCCCTCCCTTTGTAAATGTAACCTCAATCAACCTCTTTCCTGTAGGTGTCGTCTTGAGCTCAGCTCCCTCGAGCTTTACGTCTTCAATGATACCTGCTTCGAAGAAGTTAACGTCGTTCTTTTCAATAGCTTTGTTTTCGGAATTAAATAACATATTTCATCAATTTAAAAGTTCAACATCTCTTATTTACTTAACGCTTCAACAACCAGATTCAGGTCATTAGGAATCCAATCGTCTTCAAATAGATCTCCAGACTTAGCTGGGATTTCAACAGATCCCCTCATAAAGTTGTGTGTATAGAACCCGTACTGCGCCTTTCCGTTTTCATCGTACTTTTTATCAGCAAAGAGCAATATCGTGACAACCTCCATTGGATTGTATGAGCTATCAACCAACTGACCAATGGTTCTAGCCTTATATCCTACATGGATTTTGTCCGAGAACACCTCTTCTGCATGAAGCATGAAGAATATATTCATGTTGTCTCTTGCTTTCTCACAAGCTTCGATTACTTGCTGGAAGTGCATACCAAATTCTGTATACTTCCCGTATCCTGTCTCTTTTGCACGCTTGAAAAACTCTTTCGTCATGACGTAGATCATGTCATCAATTATGATGTTTTGAATGTTCTCCGCCTTCTCAGAGATGTTTGTGATTAGCGATATTACAGACAGGTAATCGGAACAACTAAATAGGTTCTTGTTGTCTTTTGAATAACGTTTGTCTTTGTTCCACAGCATTGGTTTGTCCAGAACAGAGATGACTACCGTCTTCGCTGGGTCTAGATTCCTGATACTGTAGGACTTGCCTGAGCCCGTTTTACCGAGCACCATAATACAGTTTGCCATAAATATATATATTTATAATTACATTTTACAGTCAATACTTGTATTTGGTATTCTTTGGTTTTGTTTGCTATGAATAAGTTTGCTCCTGGCCAGCCTTCTCAGGCTGACTAGGAAGTTCCATACGATTAATATCCAGGTGGTTCTCGAACATGAGGATCTTTTGTTCACCTTCCCTGAACTTAATTATATGTAGAAATACCTTCTTTTCAGAATCTATCTCATGTGGTCCGTATGATTTTATGTTTAAAAGTTCTGGTCTATGTATTACCCATACCTGGTCTGATGCCTGGTATACCGCATCTGCTGTTGACAGATCAGATCTCGTAGGATAGTGTAGCAATCTGTTTGATCTCCTTTCTGCAGACTCTATATTTCTATTGAGCTGCATTAATTGGAAGATTGTGGTTCTACCTACCTTTTTCAGCCTTATTAAGGCTTTTTCGAGATCAGCAACATTCGTCCTTTCGTCCGATGATTTTCCATCAATCAGCAGCGCGTGATCCACAAATACTACAAGCCATTTCTTTTCCTCAAAGCATTTTCTTTGAAACTCAGAAACAATGTCACACAGCTGTTTAACATTGATCGCCTCTTCGACGTAGAACACTTGCCTACTCCGGATTTCCTCTATTGGGTTCACCGCTATTCGAGCATCGGACACATTCCCGAGTGCGTTCTGACTGTGTGCAAGCTGTTCCCGCAACTGCGAGGTGTTGCAAAGCATTTTGGACGAAAGCTTTCTAAACACCTGCGACTTGGCTGTCATTTCAAACGAAAAATTTAGAACGACTACGTTTTCGTAGTTTTCCGCTATATTGGTCTCGATGATATTTGCGATTGCGGACTTGCCGGAACCGGATATACCACCAATGGTCACTAATAGATTCTGCTCAACCCCTCCTCCAAGGGCACGATCGAGCTTTTCGATGCCTGTCTTGTAGTAGTGGGCTTTGTTTTCCTCTTTTAGTGATTCTATAGCTTCATCAACCGCTTCGTTTATCGATTTGATTTTTACATCACTCGATATCCCCTCCAAAAATGAATCCATCAACATCTCCTTTCAGCTCCTCGGATTCCCAGGGCTTATTTTGTATATACTTCACGATCGAATTTATCCACATCAGAGAGTTTGTTTCCTTTCTGTGTGCTACGTCGTGTCGCAAATACTCCATTGCCATCTGGTGTTGCTCTTCGGTTTTAATTAGTTTTTTGTACTCGGAAATCGCTTTCCGTTTTAACACTCCCTGTCTCAAGTAACGCTTATTGCCTTCGGGGCCAATACAGTATTTAGGAAATTCATCCCAAAACTCTTGTGCCCATTGGTCAGATAATTTTGGCTTAGCGTTCTTGAGCTTATTATACAAATCCTCAACCCTAGCGATTTCGTAAGGTTGGAGTTTGCTGTTGTTAAGCACAAAAACTTCTTCGAGGTTGTTTGATGGATTTAGTTTGGCTTTAAGCAGTAATGCTTGTTCTAATGTCAAGTGGTATTGAGTGCACCACTCCGTATCTACTTCTATTTTCATATCTGTAGGTTGATACTCGACAGAAGTTGGCATCGGACGTTACCCCGATCCTTCCCTCTTCGACACGTTCACTTCGCCCACCAATTGGATGCTCATCCCAACTGGCTTACTAGTGTAATCTGTCAAGTATTTCTTTTATCTTATCGTCTTCAACCTTTTTACAGTTGAATTCGTTTCGTTTCTCTTTTATCTGGTCAATCTCTCTTTGGACTTCCTTCATCATATTCAACTTAGCCCTTCTTGAAGGTTTTGTTGGGTGAAAGAATTCCGTTGTTTGAACATTCAGAATGGTTTTGTTTAGGTCAATCAACAACGCCAATCTGAATATATTTTCGTGGCCCTTAGTGTCCACATCATTGTTGTCTAACGTGTATTTTAGTAGTTTTGCCTTCACGTAGACTAGGTCTTCTATTGTGTTTCTTGCCTTTAATATTCTTGATCTAAGGCTTCCGAAGCTAGAGTTTAGGATCTCAGCCTTTTTCTTGCTGAAATCCTTCTCCAGCTTAACCTTTATCTTCTGTAATTCGTCGTATGTATAGCTCATCCAAGTTTTGCGTAAAACCTAGGCTTAAATGGCTCATCTTTCTTGGCAGGTTCTGTACCTGTCTTTGGAGCATCTATAGCCTTGACAATAGCTTCTGCAACCCTGTCTATGTCACTTGGGGTCTGTAACTTTTCTAGTACCTTTGCGAGAAGAATGTCTGCTACACTCTGCCTATTACGGTAGAGTATTGGGGCGTATCTTTCTGGTACTTCCATTGTCACACATCCTCCAAGAGGCTGCACAAGTCGTATTGTACTGTTATTTACTGTAATTACATCGTTGATTGATGGTATATTTCTGTAATATATACCTCTAGGTACATATGTCAGATCTGATGAGCAATCGCTGAAATCTAAGATTGCTACCTCATTGCTCCTCTTCTTAACGAAGTAATTGATATCACTCACTAACTTTCTGTTCTCCCAGCTCACTGCTAACATGCAGAGAGCCGTCAGCCTCTCAACACCCGCTGGGGTATTGAGGACTGATGGTTCTACTACTATTTTCATCTGTTATGTAAATTCTATGCTTTTACCCGCCTTAAGGTTTGCTTTCACGAGCTCCATGAAGTCATTCATAGGAATTTTCTCCACCTCGCGAATTGTTTCGCCGTTCTCTTGAACGACTCTATATACTGGAACCAACTCTTTGTTGTTTCCATTCTGTTGAGCTTGTTGCTGTTTAGCCTTCTGCTCCTCTTCTTTCTTCTTCTTGGCCTCTTCCTGTTGCTTTTTCTGCTCCTCGGCCTTCTTCTGTTTCTCTGCTTCTTGCTGCTTTTTCTTCTCCTCGGCGGCTTTCTTTTCCTCCTCGGATGGACCCTTCTTCTCTTCCTTAGGGAGTTCTATAAGGGTACTTGCAGACATCAGTTTGCAGATTACTCGGTTAGGGTCATCTGAAGCAATTCCCTTCAAACAACCTTCTACTATGGATTTCTTGGTCTTAGAGACCTGGTCATCCCCTGAAGACTGTGAAAGAATCCTATTTCCAATTGTTGTTACTGCGTCAAAGAAGTCGATTCTCTTGTACGACTTAACCAAGCCTAGGAACCTTGACTCTGTAACATCATTTGTAAGGATACTTCCGTCCTCGCTTACCTCTCGTATATTGCTTGCGACTCCATACTGTGAACAAAGCAAATGAAGTCGCTGTTTTGACTCATTTGTTATCTGTCTCATATTTAGTCACCGCTATTGATGATTGCGTCGAGGCTTCTCATCTGATCCTCGATTTCAGCTCTGCGCTTTTTAATCGCAATTTCTACCTGCTCGAGCTCCTGAAGCTCAGACTCAACCAAGGCCTTGTAAACCTCCTTGAACTGCTTAGGGTCTGTGTATACAGGATCTACTCCTGGAACAGACTCATTGAACTTGCGGTCCATTGGGAATGTCTGCTTCTCGTCGTCTGCGTTACCCCAGAATGCGGTTACCACAGGCTGTCCGTTGATTGTAGTTGCCGAAAGTTTCTTTACTTTTGCAATTGATATTACGTTCTGGTTCATCTTAACCTCGAATGCCTTTGCTGGCTTTGTCTTTACTGTGTAAAGTGAGTCTGATATTGCCAGTCTCTTTGCTACGTTTGTGCTCATATATTTTCTGTTTTTATGTTATGAATTTGGTTAATAATTTGGTTTAGTTGGTGTCCCTCATGGACGTTTGGTTGTTTAGTTACAGGAACCACCCGTTATCTGTATTACTCTTAACGTTTTCTGTGCCCGTTTTGAGGCTTAGCTATATTTTCTAGAGATCAACTACGTGTCAAGCACCCACGTGTGATATTATAGCTCTACTCCACATCCCATTCAACTGAGAATCGCATCAACTGCCTATGCGGTTGGCTGTATGCTACTTATGTGCATTAGTTATTTCAATGGGATTCCCACCCATTACGCTCGATTTAAGCGTATCTGCTTTGCTTCTGGTATGGTTGTATGTCATTGTATTAAACACGCTGTTACACGACAAATTTTGCCTATTAGCGGGGCTGTGTTCCCTTGGCGATATCCTAAACTTTGGCATCCACTACACCCCTGGATAACTTAAAGGGAGCCAATTTACTGTTGACTTTGTGGTTTGATTTTGAATAGCTTACTAACTTTGGTCTAGTTTGCAACCTTTTGGTACAGTTTTGCTGCGCGTATGCCAATTCCGCCACTCCCATAAAGGGGGCCGAGATTCGAACTCGGATACCAATTGCGTCACCAGTCGGTTCTCACGCTACATTATTGACTGCTATCCATACCATGTGATAGTAATCTCATGTTTTTTCATTCATCTGTATATCAGACAGATAGCTATACTCTTTAAGGCAGAGTTTGCTTATTTCCTAGTTGTTTGTGGTTCTTTGGAGCAGTTTGCTCTGCTGGTCTCCTATTGCCTACCAAAATGGGTATTACGAGTGTGCTTGCGGGCATTTTCCACTCCACCAGTTGGAAATGATACAGTAGGATATGAGTAGCCTTTGTGGAACTCAAGGGTGTGATAGATTTGCACTATCTAAGAATACGGTTTTCAAGCGTTTCTATTACTATAGATCTGAACTTTCTTACGGACCATCTTTACAACTACCTCTGCATAGATGTCGTCGAACCAAGTTCTTCGCTATAGTTTTATTACTTACTGGGTTGCGATGTTTCGTAGTCAGCGGTATAACTCTGCACTTAGGCTTACAACTGCTTATCGTGCTTGTTACCTCTTGTTTAGAGACACCTAATGGTTTGGACCCATTCTGTGCGCTTGCTGCGAACATATCGACAACCATCATCGCTATCACCCAAAGGATGAATATTAGAATAATGTTTGTCATGGTTTGATACTTTTGTTAATATATAATGGGACATACGATCCCCGGATACGTTTTGATGTAGCTGGTTTTCAGCGTACGTAGTCAAAGACTACGCCTAGTGAGACTGTTCGCGTCTCGAACTATCGTGTTTCTGGTACACGAGGACTCCATGCATGTTTCTGGGATTTACTTCATGCGTTCCTGATTGGCTCGATTTGCCTAAAATTTGTTTAATCTTTGCATCTTACGGGGTCATGGCGGCTCAGTCGCTCGATTCACTTGTAGTGAATGTCATCGCGGGCATATCTCGCTCTCCCGGGAAACCTTCTGGCGTTTGTAATTCACCTCCAGTTTCTTGCATTGCCTCATTGTAGCCATAATTGGCTCCAGCTTGATATGCATCATTAATTGCCTTATTGAATTCTGCGGCTGTTATAATTATGATGCTATCATTTGTGGAAGTTACTCCATCTGAAACAAAACCTTGCTCAGTTTGGATTCCACTGATGTGTGCAACTGCAGTATTCGCGGTTACATCATCTACAGATATGACTGTGGTTGCACTTGACTCGGCCTCAGTCGTATCGGACGATATTATGGTATCCGATATTACATCTGCAACAGTGATCGTGTCTACCTTAGACAGAGGTGCGACACGCTTCTGCTTTTTCTTAATTGTACTCTTATGCTTCGTTTGTATAGTCGGTTCCAGATGTGGAGTACCTGCCTGCGCTATACATTCCGCTTCTTTAAGAGGGGGTTGAACATAAACTTTATCACTCTCTGGTTCGTCTATGACGATAGGCTTAATAGGCTTCCAATCGGTCTTTGGCGCCTTTTCAGCCTTTACAAACTGCATCACATTCAGATCTTTTGTGATGTCCTTGTCTGTAACTATAGATACTACCATCGCTATCACTGCCGCTACTGTGATGATAGTCTTGATTTTTCTGATTTTGTTAAAACTTAACATAGCCTTCTTTTTCGTATTGTTCAATCAGTTTCATTCTCTCTGATGGTACGATTGCCATCGACAGCTTCAGAATTACATCATCATCTGCCTGTGGCAATATACCCAGATTGATGTTTCTGATGATGTCTTTCTTTGCAGCCTCAATTGTGCTCATCTCATCGAAGTATGAGCGCAGACGTCCTGAATTTGCTGAGATTGTGTTCTCTTCGTTCATTCTCATAGCAAACTCGGTGATATCTGCTCCCATGAAATATGGGATATAGTTCTTCTCGATCATTGCGATTGGCATAACTGGTGTTGAGCCATGTGCCATGTTTGCAAGGAAGTCGAGATAGTGTCTCAGCTTCTTAAGCTTACTCTGCTCACCGTTTCTGAACATCATGTTCAACATCTCTCTTGGTGATGCTGAGCCTGTCATGATACAGAACTCCTCAATTGCATCTCGCATGTTTGAGGATGGGTTGTTACCCAGAATTCCACAGAGTTTATCTGAGGCCTCTTTAAAGACCTTTCTCTCTGTAGACAGTGGGTCAACAAGCTCTTCTCTGAACACCTTAGCTTTTGAGGCATTTGGTGTAAATGGTAAGAGAAGCTGCTCCTTTGGTGGGATTGTTGCAAGCTCCTTAATCTTTGCTGCTGCTTTCTGGAAGATGTTCAATGAAGCTTCATCTCCCTTCTTTGCTGCACTTTCTGCTGCCGCCTGTAGGCTGGCATATGTTCTAATCAATTTCTTTGCCATAGTTTGTTATATTTTTGTGTTTTTTACTATCTGGAATGCTTGGCCCATGTTTGCATCAGGAAGTTCTTTCTTAATGCATATCATGATGTCACCCATTTTCATTCCCTTCTGCAGGCACTTGTCAACAACTGTCTTGATCTGTGTTTCTGTTACTTCTGGCTCACAAAAGCTTGTCTTTAATGTTGAAAGTTCCTGTAATTCTTTTTCTGCAAGGTCTTCTCTACCTGCCTTGCGGTATTCATCTGCCGCTTTTTGGTTTGCCTTCATCATTTTACGCAAGATTGCTT